GGAACCCAAGGACCGAGACTATGTTGTCGTTGGTTCATCTCCTTCTGACATGCTGGCTGCTGGGTTTTCTCAGGTCGGTGCAGATTTTCCTGTGTTCCTGCATCCCGAAACCGGTGATGAATATGCACTGGCTCGGCGGGAGAAAAAGACTGGGACTGGTTACCTGGGCTTTACCTCTGAATTTGGAACTGACGTGACACTGGAGGAAGACCTGGGACGGCGAGACCTGACTATCAATTCTATGGCATTTGAAGCCGAGGAAGATAACCCCGGCAGTTTCCTGGTTCATGACTTTTTCGGCGGCAAAGATGATCTGCATGCCAAAGTGCTGCGGCACACTTCTAATGCTTTCGAGGAAGATCCTGTTCGTGTTCTGCGGCTGGCCCGATTCCGTGCTCGTCTGGGTTCGGAATGGACTGTTGCTCCAGAAACTGTAACTCTGGTTGCTAAAATGGCTAAAGCTGGTGTCCTGAATGAACTGACTGCCGAACGTGTCTGGAAGGAACTGTCACGGGCAATGGAAGAGGAATTTCCTCGCCTGTTCTTTGATACTCTGCTGGAGTGCGATGCACTGCATGTTCTGTTCCCAGAAGTGTATCGACTGAAGACTGCTCTGGAGTCACGCCGTTGGCACCCAGAAGGTGATGCATACGAACACACCATGATTGTTCTGACTCAAGCCGTTCGTAAAGGTTTTGATCTGCAGACTCGACTGGCATGTCTGGTACATGACTTTGGTAAGGGTCTGACACCACGTGATCAACTGCCAAAGCACTACGGTCACGAAATGTCTGGTGTTCCTGTTACCAAAAACTTCTGTGACCGCCTGACCGTCCCTTCAAAGATGCGGGATCGAGTGATGAAAACCACTCGGTACCACATGCACATGCACAAACTGGATACACTGAATCCAAAGACATTTGTTAATATGTTTATGGATATGGGTGCATTTAATGACCCAGAAGTTGTTTTTCTGCTGTGGTCTGTCGGTGTTTGTGATCATAATGGTCGTCTGGGTTCAGAAAATGAGTCTACTGTCCATCTGATGAAACTGCTGGATATTTGGCATAGAGTCAAGTCTGTAAAATTTGCTGATGTTTTTCCTGACGGAGAAACTAATGTAGAACGGATCAAGGACGGTATGTTTAAAGCACGAGTTCGGGCGGTGAAAGCTGCCTGAACTTTTTATGGAGATAAGAATGCTTGAATGGGTTCACCACGATAAACTACCAATGTATCTAGCAAAGTCACCTGCCGCAAAATCAGGTGACTTTCGTATCTTTTATGATGATGTTATGTATTGGGATGCGTTCTCTGGAATTTCTCCAACACAAGATCTAGATGCTATTAAAGCATGCGCACAAGAAATACACGATTCATATAAATAAGTGAAAAATAACTGGAGTTTTTCATGCTTTCTTTTAAAGATTTTCTTTCTGAAAATTACAAGAATTTTATAGGACCATCATCAATAACTCAGAGAGAACTCTGGGCTGATCAAACATGGGAAATTCTGAAAAAATCATATGCTCCAATTGGCGGTGTTAAAGGTAATGGTTTTAACTCAAAGCAAGATATGATTGATAATATTCCATTTTGGAAACTTTATACTAAAGGTGATAAAGTACTTGCCGCAGTATTTTACAAAGACAAAGGTGGCCGAAAGTCTGTTGCTATTGCTACTGATGGGTCTGATCTTGGTAAAAAAGTAGTTGGTGATATATTCAAAGCATCTCTTGGTGTTTCATATGGAGAAAAATCTGGCCCTGCACTTGGAACTATGATGAAAGCAGTTCCTTGGGAAACACTGGAACGATTTTTGTTTACACCAGAACAATTGGAAAAAATCTCTGGAGAGAAAGTACTTCATGTCGAAAAGTTTGGCGTGCAAAACTTGGATGTCAAAGATAAATTTACTTATGATAAATTCCCACAATTAAAACCGTATTTCTATGTAAGAGAACTTGGCGGAGAAATGCACCTAAAAGTTTCTATGGGAACTCCGAATTTAAAAATTTTTAGTTGACATTTAAGTAAGTATAGTATATACTGATTCTATACGGAGAAATATTATGATCTATATCTACCTTCACGGCTTTAATTCTGCTTTTGATCCAGAAGCAAGTAAAGTAAAAACACTATCTTCTCTAGGAGAAGTAATCGGTATCACATATGATACTTATGTATCATATGATGAAATTTTCTCATACATCACATCTCAAGTACCAAGTGATCGGTCGGATGAAGTTATTTTCGTAGGAACCTCACTTGGCGGTTTCTGGGCGGCGCAAATGGGAAAGCATTATGGATGTCCTTCGGTTATTATTAACCCTTGTTATGATCCTAGTTCAATGCTTCGTAGGTATGAAGGTGTTATAACAACAAACTATCATACAGCTATCACTAATGTTTTAACTAGTGAAGTTGTTGATACATACAATTCGAAGTATATCTACGGGCAAGATAAAACTTACAAATATCTTCCTTTGGTTCTTTTGGATATGGGTGATGAAGTTATTGGATCTGGTGGAACAGAATTAGTTCTAAAAGAATTCCCGATGAAGCGGTTTGAAGGTGGGAGCCATAGGTTTGATCATATGGAAGAATCACTAGAAACAATCCATGATTATATAAATCACTGTGGATATGTTGAACATCTTGACTAGAAAATTTGTATTTGATGTTGACGGTACTCTTACGCAATCTCGTAAAGTTATAGAAAAAGATTTTGCAAAGTTTTTTAAAACATTCTGTGAAACAAATTTAGTATATTTTGTTACAGGAAGTGACAAGCCAAAAACTGTAGAACAAATCGGTAAAACTATATTTAATTCTGCGCAGCTTTCATTCAATTGTGCAGGTAATGAAGTATGGAATAAAAATTATCTAGTGTATTCAAGTAATTGGAAACCAGATCAAGAAATTGTAAATTATCTTGAAATACTTCTAGATGAATCACAATTTCCAGAGAAAACAGGCAATCATATCGAGTTTAGAAAAGGTATGGTTAATTTCTCGATACCGGGTAGAAATTGTTCATTTAAACAGAGAGAACAATATGTTGATTGGGACAGTAAAACCCAAGAACGAAAACTATTTTACAATAAGATAAAAGATAAATTTGATCATATAGATGTATATATCGGTGGTGAAACAGGTTTAGATATCTTTAAAAAAGGTTTTGGTAAATCACAAGCCATAAGTAAAATACGTACAGAAAAAACAGATATAATTTATTATTTTGGCGATCAGATCTTCCCTGGTGGTAACGATTATGACGCTGCAATACTGTGTGATTACTCTATTAATGTTAATAGTTGGTTAGATACATACAATTCACTCTTGATGATACGCGAGGAATAAATGAAAGAAATCGGACTTGTAACATCGTGTTTTGATTTGCTACACGCTGGTCATATTATGATGTTGAGAGAAGCAAAAACACAGTGTGACTATTTAATTGCTGCCTTGCAAACTGACCCAACTATTGACAGGCCAGAAAAGAATAAACCAATTCAAACATTGGTTGAACGATATGTACAATTATCTGCTGTAAAGTATGTAGATGAAGTTATATGCTATCAAACAGAGAAAGATCTGGAAGATATTACACAGATGTTTCCAATTACTGTTCGTATCTTAGGCGAAGAATACAAGAATAAAGATTTTACAGCTCGTGAAATCTGTAAACAACGTGGTATTCGCTTATACTTCAATACTAGAGATCATCGGTTTAGTTCTAGTGACTTGAGAAAACGAGTTATAGAAACATAAAAGTGTTGACATAACGCCCGAATCGGTATAATATGAAAATATAAGGAATGGAGAACTTACATGGATATGACTATCGAAGAGTATCTTGACTATATTCGTACTCTACTTGAACAAGCAGAAGAAGATGGGTTTGAAGTTGAATGATCCAAATTCAAGGTAAACTTGATCGTGAAGTCTACGTTGCCTGTTCTGGTGGCGTAGACTCTATGGCAGTTGTTGACTTCTTGATGAAGAATCATAAAGTCAACCTTATGTTTTTTGACCATGGAACTGAGACTTCTCGTGAAGCTCTTGAGTTTTTGAAAGATAAGTATTTACAAAGTATTGAATTTGGTCGTATGAGTCTAGATATTGGCGGTTTGACAAATTCAAAAGCCAAATCAGATTCATGGGAAGAATATTGGAGAACTCAGCGATATGAGTGGTTTCATTCATATTACCCACATCCAATTATTACTTGTCACCATTTAGATGATTGTGTCGAAACTTGGATTTTTAATTCATTAAATGGTAACGGTAGAATTATTCCATATTCACATAGGAATGTTATTCGTCCATTTAGACTAAATCAAAAATCCGAATTTACAAACTGGTGCCGAAATAATAATGTCCCTTGGATCGAAGACTCTTCAAATCAAGATACAAAATATATGCGCAACTTCATCCGTCACGAAATTGTTCCCAAAGCGCTTGTTGTTAACCCAGGCCTTCATAAAGTAATTCGCAAGAAGGTTTTGGAAGATTGCTGTATAGTATAAATATATCAATATAGAAATCTCACACTAACTAGAAAGAATACAAACCGTGTCAATTAAACCCAGCGGAAGTGCATTAACTATGACCGAGATACAAACTGAGTTTGGCGGAGTCGCGCCGATTAGTTTGTCCGAGTATTATGGGTTGGCAAGTGGTCTACCTACAAATGGACCAATATCTATGTCCACGACCTACGAAAAAACTTTTGTTGTAGTCGAAACAATTACGGCTTCAAAGACATGGACCCCAAAACTTAATCTTGCTAGATTTATTCATATCTTTACTATTGGGGCTGGCGGTTCTGGCGGAATGGGTTGGCCTGCAAGAAACGTAGGTACTTTTGGTAATACCGACGGTGTTGCTGGGGCTGGTGGCGGCGGAGCCGGCGGTGTATCATATAGTGTTATACCAGGAACAACTTCAGGTTCTGCTACTGTTACTATTGGAGCTGGAGGAACTGGAGTCGGCGTTGGTGGAGAACGAAATGCTATAAGTGGAAATGCTGGCACTGCATCTAGTTTTATAGGACTAGGCTTAAATATGACCGGGTCGGGCGGCCTAGGCGGGCAGGGTTCTCAAGCAACATCAGGCGGTGGAGACTCAACTTCTGGAAGCGGTGGTGCTGGTGGATCTGCATCTGGTGGTAATACATTAAATCTTACCGGAGGATTAGGAGGAGGATACAGCGTAAGTGGAAGTGATGTGCGCACATCTGCTGCGGGTGGCGGAGCTCCAAGATTCTTAAGTGTTGATGCCGGCACTGCTGTAAGTTCCACAACAGGCGCAACTACAGTCGGTATTAAAGTTTCAGGATATAGCGCATATCCTACAATCGCGACTTACGCAAGTAATAGGTCACAACCATTCTTAGGGTCGGCTATTCTGAGTTTTGATGCGTCTGATGGGAATAGATCCGGTGCTTCAGGATCTCCTACGTATGGAGCCGGAAGCGGCGGTGTAGCAACTGAATCCGCCGTAACGTCTGGCAAGGGCGGAAATGGTCTTGTCATAATCGTGTATGAAATATAATACCATTTAATAGTCACATTTAATTTAAATTTAATAATACATTTTCAGAAATACTGATATAAATGTAAACATAACTCTGTGAAGTAAATGGACAGAAAACACCCCGAATATCTAGAATTTAAGCAACAATTCTGGCAATGGTTCGATACACTACCCCAAAAGAAAAAAGAAATGTTCTGGCGATATAAAGACGATATGGCAGAAACAAATTTTTATTTTACAGTGTACTCTAAAAAATCTGTTGACAAACCCAAAGAATTGGTATAAATTAAACTAACATCCAAAGGTTAGGTTCCGCAGAACCTAATAATGTTTATATTGAAAACACAAAAACTAACCTGGAAGGAACTACATTATGGCTACTTTTTCACAAGCAGTTGCAAATCAAAAATCAGCGGAGGTATCTCGTACCGAGAACGGTATGAAGGCATGGGCAACTTCCGACTCTAAGGTCCTTGACCTTTTCGGTAAGATCGGTTCAAGCCGTGGTCGTGACCTGACACCTTCGTTCTCCGCTGCACTTGCAGAAGATGAGAACCTAGCTGTTCGTGTTCTTCTATGGGCACGTGACGTCCGTTCCGGTGCTGGTGAGCGCCAGACCTTCCGTAATCTTCTTCGTTCACTCGAAGCACAGAGCCCAGCACTAGCTGGTCGCATCATGCACAAGGTTCCAGAACTTGGCCGTTGGGACGACCTCTTTGCATATCGTGATCCTGCTAACCGCAAAAATGCACTCCGCATGTTTGCTGACGCACTCATGAATGGTGACGGTCTTGCCGCAAAGTGGGCTCCACGTCTTGCATCAAGCAAGAAGTCAACTACTCCAGGTAAGATGGAGAAGCTAAAGAACGCAAGCGAACTGCGCAAGTTCATGATGCTCTCTCCAAAGGAGTATCGTCAGATTCTTGTTGGTTCGACTCGTGTTGTTGAGTCTCTGATGTGTGCCAAGCGCTGGGACGAGATTAACTTCTCGCATGTTCCATCACTTGCTTCTGCCCGTTACCAGAAGGCTTTCGGTAAGAATGCCGCTGATGCTTACTCTGCTTATATCCGTGAGCTTCAGAAGCCACAGGAAGAGCGTGATCCAAAGGTCAAGATCAATGCTGGTGCAGTTTACCCATACGATGTTGTCAAGTCACTTCGTCATGGTAACGAGGCTGTTGCTAACGCACAGTTCGATGCTCTGCCAAACTATGTCGGTGACACCAAGATCATGCCAATGGTCGACGTGTCAGGTTCCATGGGTACTATGCTCGCTGGTGGTATGACTGCCATGGATATTGCCCTTTCACTAGGTCTGTATCTATCTTCCAAGACTTCATCTGACTTCAAGGATATGTTCATTACTTTCACCAGTTCTGCAACTATTCAGGTTCTGAAGGGTACACTTTCCCAGAAGATGCGCCAGATGTCAGGTGCTGTTGGTTACGACACCAACCTTACCAAGGCTTTCGATAGTCTACTACAGACTGCGAAGAGTGGTAATGTTGCACCAGATAATATGCCAGAATTTATTGCCATCATGAGTGATATGCAATTTAATGATGCAGCAATCCGTGGTACTGACGCGACCGCACTAGAAATGGCTCGCCAAAAATATCGTGATGCTGGATATAATTGCCCAAAAATTATCTTCTGGAACCTAGCTGCTAGGGCAAGTGCAGATCAATCTCCTGTAAAGGTTAATGATCAGGGGGTTGTCATTGTATCAGGGTTTAGCCCATCAATTATGGCAACTGTTCTAGGTGCAAACCCAGAAGAGTTTACGCCTCAAGCTATGATGATGAAAGTAATCATGGATTCACGATACGACTTTTAATTTGCAATTGTCTCCGTGCCATCTTGTGTAATTAGAACCTACATAAGAACCTTGACAGTATGGACAAACAGTTACTTTACGATTTTTTGCTCGGGCTAACATTTTGGCCCGAGCATCTTCAGAAGGAATCCAACCCTTCCCATTCTGATTACCTTTCATTCTTTCGGAATGTGCTAATTTAACTTCTTCGGTATGCTTTTTTCCGAACATTGGATTCTTTTCACCAAACTGTAAACCTATATGAGATTCACTCATTTTTCTTCTGGTTTCTTCTGTTCTTTCATATCTGCCCATATTTTCTGAATTTAATTTTGGTTTTCTTAACTTGTCCTTATGCTCTTCAGTTTTAGGTTTTCTTAACTTTTCCCTGTGTTCACGTGTTAATTTTCTTCCTTTATTTGCTTCTGATATTTTCTTTTTATGTTCTTCGGATTTAGGGATAGATTTTAATACAGATATATGCAAATTTCTTACCACATCATACTGCCGAGAGTTTAAAACTATGTTACTATTTGCTAATCTTCTAAGAGCATAAATCATTTTTATTCTATCAGAATCTAAGGTAATTTTTGCAAGTAGTAAATGGCATATAAAATGTTCTCTCGGTGTTAATAAAACAAGATTATCTTTATCATTATTACCACCTAATGATTTTGGTTTTATATGATGATTTTCATAATACATATCACCTTTTATTCTTGATTTAGCTTTTGCATTATATATGATCGAATAGTATATTTTGGTGTATTTATTTTCTATAAACAATTCATTCTCCTTTATTTTTATTATTTATAAAGGATATACGGTTCAATAACAAATTTGTTGACATTTTGCATAAAATATGTTATACTACTATTAAATTATATCATGGAGATTATATAATGAACTATCAAAGCTTTCGTAAACTATGGAAACAAAAGGTCGGACCTGTTCCAACTGATAATGAGATCCTTTTCAAGGATGGAAATCATCTGAACTGTGATTTTGATAATCTATACTATGGGAAAAAGAACGATGGACAAGCTTGATTTTATCTACGATCTAGTCAATAAAGTATTGGCAAGTGGCAACGCCACACTATCAGAGTTAAAAGAAGAGAGACCTGAAGGCGAAGATGTAACATTCTATGATATGGGTCTTGATAGCGACGGTATGCCGTTTAGTTTTGGCAATGCAGACGATGTATATTCTGACGGTTTCCAATACGGTTCTCAAGCTGGTGAATACGAGCTTGCGTCAAAGATTCTTCGTATTCTACATGGTGAAGAAGTAAAATGAAACCTCTTATTCATGCTCGTAACTCAGTAAAACGGTATGGTGGGGTAGAAGAAGATTATCTTCAAATTCACAACTGGTTTGATAGCACCAAAGCATCCACTGCAAATTTTTACCATCGTGCAATTCTACACAACACGTTTGGTATTTTCCTTGCCGAACAATTGTTTGGTGTCTATATTGTAAATAGTGATGGTAAGAAGATCTCTGTCCGTGATGTTGCAGAAGATCATGTTAAAGAGGATTGCCAAGGTAAAATTCCGACTATTGATGAATGGTTGGGTGATCTACCACCAAAGAATTGGATGGTAGGTAAAGGGTTGAAAACATATGTTGAAAGCATCGGTATGGAGGCTGATTGATGGACGAAAAATTGCTTAATACATTGAAGAAAGAACACAAAACTCTTCAGGAGCAAATTAATGCTCTGAATGAGAAAATGCGTGAAAACTCAAAGGAACTAATGAAGGAAGCATTCCGTGGCTTTCTAGAAAAATATGATGAAGTTGTCGAAAGTATTTTCTGGACACAGTATACACCTCACTTTAATGATGGTGAAGCATGTGAATTTAGCGTGCATGACGTACATATTCTTTTGAAGAATGACGAAGATGCTTGCGAGTACGAAGGTTCCGAAATATACGACAAAGATAATATCAATAACTTGAAAGAACATATTGCAAAATGGGAAGCATGGGAAAAAGATCCCATGGGAGAAGCTCGAAAGCATAAAGAAGAATATATCAAACGATATAATCGCAATCCTTTTGATACTAGTAGTTCGTATTCTTACAATAGACGTGAATACAAGACTGAAGAAGATCTTATGAGTGAATGGAAACCACATTATGTTTCAAAGGAGAGTGTTCAAGATCAGCTTCAGACTGCAGAGTTAGTTGTGTCAAATTATCCAAATCTAAAAAAGGATTACAAAGAGATCCAAAGTATGATCTCTGGTATTGATGAAGATCTTATGCGCGCTATGTTTGGTGACCACTCCAAAGTAGTTGTTTCAACTAATGGTATTGAAGTAGAGGAATATGAACATGACTGAGTTTGTTGAAGAATCATATGTAAACGAGTTTGACCAGAAGATCGAGCCAGGTGAGGAAGTTCTTTATGCTGGTTCTTCACGGAAGACTACAAGTATTCAACAACACTTGAATCATTGGCTGGGACTTATTTCTAATAAATAGCTCCAAAAGGAGTTATTTTATGAGACTATTCATATTTCTATTGGTCCTGTTAATCCCTTCAATTGGGTTAGCAGGACCAAAAATACCTAAAGGTGTGCCATATCCATATGAAATTATTCGTGTGATAGATGGTGATACTGTGGAATTTAAAGCAGACTTTCTTCCAGCACCACTCGACAAAAAGTTATCATTACGCGTCTGGGGTGTAGATACACCTGAAAAATCATTCCGCGCAAATTGTGATTCTGAGAAAAAACTTGGAGAAGATGCAAGTAAATTTACAAAGAAACTTCTTGCTGAAGCAAAGAAAACAGAAATTGTAATTTACGAGTGGGACAAGTTCGGCGGCCGTGTTCTTGGTGATATTCTCATAGATGGTAAAAGTCTTACAAAACTTCTTATCGAGAATGGTTATGCCAGAGAATATTATGGTGATGCCAAAAAATCATGGTGCGAGTAAAAAACAAATGCTTTTAAATATTACATCGACAGCAAAAGAATATCTTACTAAGATGACTGAGGATAACGGCACACGATATGTTTATCTTAACGTCAAAGGTGGTGGATGCAGTGGGTTCAAATATGAATGGAACTTTACTGATGAGACCGACAAAGGTACATTAGTGCAAGACATTCTTGTCTTGGATACTATGGCTGAGATGTTTGTATTTGGTTGTACTGTGGATTACATTCGTAAACTAAGTGGCAACTATCTGACAGTATTGAATCCTAACGCAAAAGCAAAATGTGGCTGTGGTGAAAGTTTTGGCATATGATTATTGAAAATAACTGTTGACATTTCCTCCCTTATAGTATATACTGATTCTATAAGGTAAAGGAAACCAAATGAAAGCAGTTTCTCCGTGGAACTCAAAAACTGAATGCCCTCTCGAAGGTTTTCAAGAATTCAAAAAGTGTCTGAATGATGCAAGTTATCATCATGCAGGTTCTCAACAAGAATGGAACCTTGCAAAGGCTTGCATCAGTAAAGCTGTAGAGATTACAATCGAACAAGAATGGCCTTACTGGGCCATGGATCGAATGTTCCGTGAAATTGAACCTTTAGTTGAATGGAGTCAGTTTATGCAGGCCTATATAAACAAACTTGGTGAAAAGGTCTAATCATGCTGAAACTTGTTCCGTTACATACAGAACTTACGACTCTCGGTCTTCACTATTATGAAAATGGTGGGAGTGCTTCTGTTTCTAGGACTCTATTTCGTGGTGATAAGAATAAGCATTATGACAAAATTCACACGATGATTTTGGCCCGAGGATATAAACGAGTAGTATTTAATGAGTATGGCAGTTCGGAGTATGTAAAAAAACTGAATGAAGGGCGGAATACAGCGACAGTTAAAATTGCTCATACACCTGATGGGCATGTTTACTCTGTTTCTACAATTACTTATCATAATCACTATTAAATTAGTTGACAAACGATTCTGATTATATTAATATGTCTATGTGAAATGAAAAGGAATCATGCTATGGATATTCAAGCCGCCTATGAGTTTGCAAAAAATATGCGAAATTTGGCTCGGCGTGCAGATACGTTTGGTTATAACCGTCAACAGATTCTTGAAGCAATGATTGATATTGCCGAGAATTATGAAGAGGTTGCTGAACGGTCTGAGATGGAAATGATTATTCAATCCCAACGTGATTGGGTGGAGGCCGCTTGATGTTTATTCTTGGTTTTATCACTGGAATTGTCACAACATTGATCTGTATATGGTTAGTTTTACGGAACCCTCCAAATTTTCTGCCATGGTAACAAACTAATTGTTGACAAACACACAGAATCAGTATAATATTTAAATATACCGAAACGGAGACTGACTGATGAACTTCTATAAAAAAATTGGACGAAAAGCAGCTGGTTGCTGGGGTCGCCCCGGTAACAAATATGCAAAACGTATGAGTGCCAAGGCTATTCGCCGCCTTTCTAAAAATTATGAATAAAAGTTAAAAATAATTGTTGACAAACACACAGAATCAGTATATATTATATAAATAAACCAAATAATGGATGAATACAGCAACTAAAATTGTTTGATATACAAAACCAAGCTCATCCAGATTAAAACAAAACAGAGGACTAAAATGACTTACTTTATTTGCAAATTTGAGGAATATATGACTTGGGAGGGTTCCCGAGACTGATATCTTATGCAAATAAGTATATAGTTTTAGAACCCTCCTGGAAAAATCCTCGGAGGGTTTTTTATTGCTCTTTGACAATTTAGGTTCCTATAGCTCAATGGTAGAGCATTCGCCTGATAAGCGAGAGACCGAGGATCGTTACCTCGTAGGAACACCAAATATGGGTCGGATGCCACAAGGTGTGGCAGCGGATTGTAAATCCGTCGGGGAAACCCACGGCAGGTTCGATTCCTGCCCGACCCACCAAAATGTAGCCCTGGTATAACTGGTGTGTACGCTAGTCTGAAAAACTAGAGGATGCGGTTCGATCCCGCGGGGCTGCACCATTATTCTGATGATACACTGGTTAATCCATCATAGAAAAGTAGGTATGCGTATCTGTTGTCCGACGATAACTTCATAGGGGTAAGGAACAGTGTATCTTCTGAATAATGGCGCATTGGACTTCTTGGCGAAGGTCGCCGCCCTTTCAAGGCGGAGAAACGGGTTCGAAACCCGTATGCGCTACCAAAATTTACGGACCGCGTCCTATCATTGGTCAATAGGAACAGGCTCTTAACCTGTCGCGAAAGCTATCTGGGTTCAATTCCCAGGCGGTTCACCAAACTATACGGTCCAGGTGCTCTCATTGGTCAAGAGCGGTGTCCTTTTAAGTCACTACCGAAAGGTTATAAGGGTTCAATTCCCTTCTGGATCTCCATTAACTTTATGATGCACTAGGCGTATAGGGGTTGCTCCCGAAAACGATAAAACCTTGCGCTGGAATGTTCTCAATAAGAACCCTAGTGCAGCATTAAGTTAATGATCATGGCGTCTCTAAGTGGTTTAGACGGGTCTCTCATAAGGATCTAGGGTCGGTTCAACTCCGACAGACGCTACCAACTATAAAGGCGAAAATTGGATATTAAATATTTTTCTTCATGGGAATGGCAACCAATAGAATACATGCCAGCTGGATGTTCATATGTTCTTGTAAGAGAAGACGGCGGAAATACCAGAGAACTGTGTTCTTGCGACTACTGGTGGTTATCAAAGGAAAAGAAAGATCTATACACTACGTTTAGATTTCAATGATTAATAAATAGTAAATAATGGCGCCTGGCCAGGACGGTAATGGGTCGGATTGCAAATCCGAAGCACGAAAGTACTCGGTTCGACTCCGAGAGGCGCCTCCAAAATTAAAAGGTATATCATGATAGATAAAGCATTTGAATTGATTATGAAAGCATTTAGTGGTGAACAACTCACCGAGGACGAAAACAAATACTTGCGTGCACGTAATGCTAAGTATGAGCTTGTTCGATATGTTTACATGGAAAAGATGAAGCACGAAGGTTCGGGTTTAACCAATTTTCAATTCTCTCCTGGCGAGTCATTTATAGACACACCGATCATTGATATTGTCAATGAACTTTTAAAAATGAACGAATCCATCAAAAATGGTAACTATGAAGTTGTAGACTTTGGCGATTCAAACCGGAAACACAATCCACCACATACTGGAAAAACAAAAAGGACATTGGTAAACTAATGATATGTTGGATACTTCTCAAAAATCTCGACTCTTATAAAGCACTTTGCCATGAAGAAGGAATAAACCCCTATATTATAGAGCAAACTGAAGACAAAGCACATGTTCAAATGACAGCAAATACTGCTTCAACTTGGAACATGGTTGGTTATTGGTACGAAATGGGTTGACATTTTCCTTCTTATAGTATATACTGATTCTATAAAGTAGAAAAGGATCCCACAAATGAGACCTATCAATACCAAAGAACTTGCAGATCAAGACATTATTGCTCTTGTTACCGCATTTGACAGACAAGGACTTCCACTTGACCGTCGCTTTGAAGGTGACGATGATATGCTTCGCGATTTTATGAAGAATCATGAAATCAATCATTTTGCCGCAAATGTTGCTATTGTTCTTTGTGTTTTGCTCAGAGAAGCAACTATTCGTGGTCTTGTAATCCCTCAGGTGAATTAAATGAACATTAAACACAACCCATATCTTGATGTACAAAAAGCTGCTCAACTATATTCCGAAAAGGATGGTGTTGAAGTCAAGTATGTTTGTACATCTTCTACTTCAAACTATGGTGCTTCGGCCGCAGATATCTTTTTCCGTGAGACACCACACCCAGAGTTCGGCAATCGGTATTTTGGATTGTATAATGATTCGCAGGGTAGACTTATGATTACCAATGCAGACCGAATTGAAGATCTTAACTTTGACATGGTCGAAGTAAATGATGAACTTCATTATAGTCAACACAGACACGATTTTCGTGGTGTCGGTAATGGTGTTTCTATTGACGGTGGTCGGGACTATTTCAGAGTAGCATTTATTGATCGAGATTCGTTTACTCGGAAAACACTGAAAATAAAAGATGGAGTCTTTGTAGAAACGGTCTCGATAAATAGTCCGTGAGTACATTACAAAGGTTCTATCATGCATTATAAGAGTATTTTTATATCTGATATACATTTAGGGAGCAGAGGGTGTCAAGCAGATGCTCTCTGCTCTTTTTTGAAAACTAATACATGTAAAAATTTATATCTTGTTGGTGATGTTATAGATGGTTGGCAACTTCAAAAACGATGGTATTTTCCTCAAAGTCATGCTAATGTGATAAGACGAATTTTAACTGCTGCAAAACGTGGAACAAATGTCTATTATATTCTAGGAAACCACGATGAAGCTCTTCGAAAGTTTTTACAATTTGATATTGAAGTAGGTAATATCAAGCTTCTAGATAGAATAGATTATACTGGGATTAATGGCAAAAGATATCTTGTAATACACGGAGACTTCTTTGATACATTAATGGTAAATCACAAATGGTTAATGCATATTGGAGATGTTGCATATAACTTTATGATCTGGTTTAACATACATTTCAATAAAATACGAAATTTATTGAACCTAGAATATTGGAGCTTAAGTAAATGGCTAAAACAAAACACCAAAGAAGCATTAAATTTTATTAACAATTTTGAAAATCGTGTATCTCAGTATTGCAAAGAAGAAGGTTATGATGGTGTTATATGTGGGCATATTCACGTAGCAAAGATTAAAACTATTGATGAAATTCAATATATGAATTGCGGTGATTGGGTTGAATCCGGAACTGCCTTGGTAGAACACATGGATGGCAGGTTTGAAATAATAGAATATAGGTATAATAAAAATGTCGAAGATACTTCTGATTACTGATGCTTGGCATCCACAAGTAAATGGTGTTGTGACTACACTTTCTAATCTAGTTAAACAAGCTCGGGAGCATGGAGATATTGTTTATGTATATCACCCAAAAAGATGCAAGATTAGATTTTCACTTTGGTTTTATCCAGAGATTGAAATTGGAATTCCAAATCCGTTTCAAATCAGAAAATTATTAAAGAAACAAAAGTGGGATCACATACATATTGCAACACCAGAAGGTACTCTTGGTATTGCATTTTCACGAACTTGCCGTAGATTAAAAATACCATTCTCCACATCGTGTCATACAAAATTTCCAGAATTTATTAATGCAAAATGGAACTTCATTTCAGTAGAACTTGGTTGGAAATGGATGAAGCATGTATATAATGGGACAACAACTATTTTGACAACTACAGATAGTATGGTTCAAGAGCTAAAAGATAAAGGTTTTACTCAAGATATTCAGTCATGGACTCGTGGTGTTGACCGATCAATTTTTTATCCAGAAGAACAAGATAAAAATAGAAATATTACATTGCTGTGTGTCAGTCGAGTAAGTCCAGAAAAAGGTCTTGATGATTTTTGTTCTATAAAAATACCAAATGCTCAGAAAATACTAGTAGGTGATGGTCCTTATCTACAAACACTGAAAAAGAAGTATCCAGATGTTCTTTGTGCTGGTAAAAAGACCGGGAAAGAACTTGGTGACTATTATCGAAAAGCGACCGTGTTTGTGTTTCCTTCAAAAACTGACACATTCGGAGTTGTAAATATTGAAGCACTTGCCTGCGGTACTCCTGTTGCTGCATATCCAGTTACAGGCCCTAAAGATATCATAGAAGAGGGTGTGAATGGTTACTTATCAGATGATTTATCTGAAGCGGTACAAAAATGCCTTGACTTAAATAGAGAATCGGTTTATATTAGTTCTAAGAAATGGACGTGGGAGAATTGTTATAAGCAATTCTCAGATATATTATTGAAAGCGAGATAAATGCAGATTGAATATATAAAAGGTGACCTGCTTGAAACAAATATCAAGCATATTATTCATGGTTGTAATAGTCATGGTGTGATGAGGTCTGGTGTTGCTTATGTACTTCGAGATAAATATCCATCTGCATTTCAAGACTACAATGACTCGTATAATAGTTATGGTCTTGAACTTGGTGCAATCGTCGTATCTGTTCAGGAAGATGGAAATGTAATTCACAATGCAATTACCCAGAAAGATTATGGACGTGATCCATCACGTGTTTATGTTTCATATTGGGCAATTGCAGAAGTATTCCGTAAAATTAATCAATGGGGTATTAAAGAGATTGCAATGCCAAAAATCGGTGCAGGTCTTGCCAACGGAGATTGGAATGTTATTTCCGCTATCATTGAGAATACTCTTATTGATACCAAACCTTTTGTCTATGTACTAGAGTAAAAAATGGTCAAAGTTCTTATTTACGGCTCAAAAGAAATTTATGATAATGCACCTTTTGATGGTCAGGCAGAAGCAGATGTAATTGCATATAGAAAAAATGAAGCTTATGTAATACTTAAGAATCGTACATTTCAATATATGGCAAAAGAGATTGTTTATTTTACAATGAATAGAATTTTGGAATGGGTAGAACTAGATGAATGGAAACGTGATCTTGCAAGACATAAATTGACTGAAAGTTACAAAGATCACCCCTACACGAGGTTAATGAAAAATGATGTATAGTGTGTGCTACATTGAACAAGATACAAATGGTCTTTGGTATATCACGTGGCCTGATTGTACACGTGCATGGGGCCAAGGTTATAAAACCAGTGCATGGGCAAAAAGAACTTTAAATTGGTTGAAAATGAATGGTTGATTACGTAATTGGAACGGAAAATTTTAGAAAGAATTTAGATGATTGGTTATTTAAAAATGATCAATCGAATGCAAATTTTCTCTTTATAAACAGAAATAAGATTCCAGCCCCATTTAGATCATACAGACAAAAACTATACAGAGGTATGTATATTGACGATGTAGCACTAGAAAAGATAGAAAAATCTGGTTCTATGTTACTAGATAAGCACACATCTTGGTCTAAAGATGAAAAGATAGCAACTAAATTTGTTACAGATGAAAGTTTTTCTCTTGGAAGAACAAATATAGAAAAGAAAAAGATCTTGATAGGTAAAGTCATAGCACAATCAAGCCAAATTATAGATATAGATTCATTTGTTCTTTTCATGGGAATACAACAAATGATGATGCTTGGGTATGATGAAACAAACTTAGACAGTGCATCGAAAGAAAAAGAAGTGTTAGTCTCTAAAGGTACCCGAATATCAAAAAGTGATATTAAAATACTAAAATAAAAGAAAATTGTTGACATTTACTTGCAGTTAGTTTATACTGATTCTATAAGGTAAACAAGAGAGCAGAAATGAAAATCATCACGAAGATCATGATCGGTGTTAATATTGCAGCTATTGCAACTGCGAGTTCTATGTATTACACAAAAGTTTCCGAAGACATATTTAGCGCTAATCAAACTCAGTTAATTATAGCTGAAGTTTCTATGCATCTTAGAAATGCAAAACAAGTTGATTGTCTTGCAAAAAATATCTACCACGAAGCTCGTAATGACGGTATGACAGGTCAACGTGCCGTTGCTTGGGCAACAATGAATCGCACCAAAAGTGAAAAATATCCTGACACTATCTGTGATGTAGTTTATCAGGCAGAATTGAATGATAACGGTATCCCGTTGAAGAACAAGTGCCAGTTTAGCTGGTTCTGTGACGGGAAGTCTGATGATATTACAGATCAGGCAGCATGGAATGTTTCCGCAAAGATCGCGGAAGAGGTTTTTGCCGCATACGGGGATGAGATTGATCCTACCAATGGCGCGATCATGTATCATGCCAACTACGTGGAACCATTCTGGGTTTCCAGCTATACTGAAACTGCGCGAATTGACTCGCACATCTTTTATAATTGAGGAAATAAAATGCAATATAATATTCAACCAATTGAGACTGCACCAAAGGATGGAACTTATATTCTTGGTATAGTTAAGATAAATGATACGGTTTTGTCTAGAACTACAAAATGGGTCGATACAAAACCCGGCAAGTATAATCAAGATGGCGGATACTGGACATGTCCAAACACGAAAGCAGTTATCGGACCGTTTACACATTGGATGAAAAATCCAGAACTATGAACAAAGGAACTTACATGATCCGTTACAGAAAGTTTTATGAAGACTTCTAGGCTTAACCTAGGAGGAATAAATGGCAAAATCACCGGTTTACGGCAGAGGTCGTAATCGCAAACATAATAAAGGCCCTTTTCACGCAGCTGCTGCAAATATTAATATGAAAGGTAAGAAAAGCAAGTCCGATAATTGCTGGTGCTGTATCTGTATTGATATGCGTGAAGATATTCAAACAAAAGAACATCGTAAAGAAATTAGAGAGTATATGCAATGCAACGGAAATATCTAATCTTTCTTGACATCGACGGTGTATTTACGTCGAATCGGGTTCACTATGCACACAATGCAATGAAATCTATTCATATTCATTCTTTATTGATTCTATTTTATTGTCTATCCATTCATCATTTCTTCTATTCCAATTTCTGCCAAGACTGATTTTGTATTTTTTGGACAATGTTTTCAGTTCTTCAACGTTCTTTCTTAAAAGCATTTTATTTCTGTGATCTGAAATTTTTTCTATTATCTCAGGCGATTTAAATGGATTATCTGCTCCATATTTTTCTATGTTAGTTTTTTCTGCTTTTTCCTTGTTTACATACGAAGAGTTACCATACTTTTCTAATTTTGTTTTCTTTGACTTTTCGGTATTATTATAGGTAGGACTGCCATATTTCTCCAGTTTTGTCAATTTTGACTTTTCATGATTTACAAAAACGGGGTTGCCATACTTTTCTAACTTAGATATAAACATACGATCCTTAATCATATCGTTTTGCATTGGATGTTGAACACCGTATCTATCTAGAGAAGTTTCTAAAAATTTATCTCTGTATTCTTCTGTTTTTGAATAATGATCAACACCATATCTTTGCAACACCGTATTCTTCTTTCTCATTTGTATTTCTTCGGAATAAATAGGATGAGTTACGCCGTAATAACTTAGCATCATATCTTCATATCTTTTTGTATTGAAACTAATCAGATGATCATTATTATGACCATTATAAAATTTTGGATGGTTCCTTGCATCTACTTTTACTAAAAACCTAGTTTCATAGTTTTGAGCTTTTTCTGCTGTTTCAAATGTTCTTATTTTTCGGATGATAAAATTTTCAAATCCATGTTTTCTAATAAGTTTTTTGATGGTTTCCGATGAAGTCTCGTATCCGCCTTCTTTCAAAAGCTGACCTGGATGACATCCTTGTGCCCATTTAGCACCAGCGTAATACATACCAGTAGAAACTTCTTGAATGATGTAGAAATAAGGGATATAAATACCATTTGTCATGGCTGTGTTCCTTTCCTGTAAAGTGTTCAAACATAGAGTCAGTGGGACGGCAATCCGCGACTGACACTTCTATTTATAATGAAAAGGATTTGAGATGAGAAAATATTTGTGCTTCCTTGATATTGATGGAGTCCTCACATCACAGAGAGTGCATAAGACCTATCAAGGCGAATATGGAATGTGGTGTCAATTCGATCCCATAGCAGTTCAATTTTTTAATTGGATCCATGACACATATCCAGTTGAGTTTGTTCTCATGTCGACTTGGAAAAATGGACTTCGGAATGATGATCAAATGACGGAACATTGGGTTCGGTCAGCATTTGCAAATTCTGGGTTCCGGGGCGAGTTTGCAAGTCCTTGGAAAACAGACCCTGATAATTTTGCGCCAGTAAAAAAGTGGGATCGAGGTAATGAAGTCAAAGATTACCTCGAAACATACGCTACTGATGTAGACGATTTTGTTCTGTTCGATGATAATCGGTATCGGTTTAATGAAATCCTTGGTAAGAGGCGGCTTGTTCAGACTGATGCAGATAATGGATTATTGCATAAACACATGCTTAACGCTGTTAGTCTGATGGGTACTTGGGAGAAAAAGAATGTTTGAAATTACAAAGTTATCTGAGACTTGTTATCTATGTGAAGATGTAGGTCTTGCTATTATAAATTCAGTCGATTCATTAAATTGGTTTGTTATTGACAAAGGCAATGATAACAAGCCGAGCAAAGTTGTTTTTGGGCCATCAGTATTTGAGCAGTGCCGCGTTTTTGTCGAAACAGTATTTTTAGGAGAAACGTAAATGAGTATATTCTGGTGGATTATTCTTGCTTATCTTGTATGGGCCGCGGCAGGAGTTTGTCGAGTTATAAGCCTTTTGGGTCACAAAAATCACAAAGATACATTACTAGACAAAATACTAATATCTGGTGTAATGCCGATAGCATACATTATGGGTGCAATCACATTTATTAAACATAAGGTTAGCAAATGAACTACGATAGAGAGTTTGAAGAATTTTTTGCAAGAAATACAAGGAAGATGGTTGATGCCGTTTTGTATCCAAAGCATTACGAGAATGAAAAGAAAATGATGAAGCTCGCATGGGATACTGCCCTTAAATTGAAAGACAGAGAGTATTCCATGCCGGAAGCAGGATCCGGTATTTGGATGAGGAAAGACTGAATGGCTAAACTCACCTTCATCTTTTCATCAATGAACTCCGGCAAGACACTCGCCCTTCTCACCAAAAACTTTATGTTAAAGGAGAAGGGCTATCGTACATTGCTAATTAAACCTGCAGTCGATGATAGAACAACAACTATATCAAGTCGTATTGGTCTTGAAGCAGAATGTATAATGGTAGATGATAAATATCCAATACTCAGTCAAATATATGAAAAGACTAGTCTATCAGAATATTGCAATATAGATTATATTTTAGTAGACGAAGCACAATTTCTCACAAAAAAACAAGTCTGGGATTTATCCGATCTCGTTGATTACCATGATGTAAATATCATCTGCTATGGTCTAAAACTTACTTGGAAAGGTGAGTTTTTTGATGGTAGTAAAGTGTTGATGGAAATAGCAGATGAACTTCAACAGATGGATTCGTTCTGCAAAGAAACAGGAAACCCTGCTCTGTTTCATCATAAATTAGGCGGATCTGATAATGCAGTAGAGACTGGTTATGAAGACTTGTATAAGACGGTATCGCGCCGCATTTGGAAGGAGAAGAATAGAAAATAATGTCACTAAGATTAGATTTTAGGTTCCTAGACAAAGACGGTAAGTTTGTATCCGAAGGAACCATTTCATCATCAAACTATACAGATGATTTACAAAATTTGAACTTTCTTCATAAAAAGTTGAAAGAACATTTGACTCATCCTATGGTTATTCATAGAACAGCAATAAAATATGCAGTACCAGTCGATGTTAAATCATATATGTTTGATACCGATACGTTTGAACTTTTACCAAATAGGTTTGAAAAGAAATGAAACAAATTATTGTAATGAGAAAAGACCTGAATATGCGTTTGGGAAAACAAATAGCACAAGGTGCTCATGCAAGCATGAAAGCTACGCTTGAAAATCTTGAACATCCGAACGTGAAGGAATGGCTATCAGGTCCATTCACCAAAATTGCCGTTTCGGTAAATTCAGAAGAAGAACTATTTGAAATTATGAATAAAGCTAAAGAAGCAGGTCTTATTACTGCACTCATCACTGATGCAGGAAGAACCGAATTTAATAATGTGCCGACGAATACTTGCATCGCAGTAGGTCCTGCCTCTCATGAGGAACTACTTCCTATTACTGGTTCTCTGAAACTACTATAGAATCAGTACTCTTTTATATTATGGATGATAATCCAATTATACCACGTGTTAAGATAATGTCAACCATTAATGTCGTTATAAAGAGACTTTTGTTGGTTGACATTTGCTTTCAAATAGTATATACTGATTCTATAAGGTAGAGGAACAGATGACAATCAATAGCAACGGTTACATCGCAGTTGACAAACCCGAAGTCAAACGTACAAGACAAGAGTCAATGGACTTGTTTGATTCATTTTCTCCTGAAATCCGAGCAATCCTTCGAGATGCAAACTACAACGTGTCAATCAAACCAGGGCATGAGAAATTGTTTCGACAAGGTATGTGGTTGAAAGAAACACTTCACCGAATTTCTCGTGAATCTGCAATGAAAACCTACGGATCAAACTATCCTTTGGAGACTGTAAAATAATGAAAATTGAACATATAGTTTGGGAAGATTGGAACTACACCGACAAGAAAGTGTTTGGTATTCTTGAGATTGAAGTCCATTGGCATGGCGGCGGGACTGATAAGTTTATCATGGAAGGCACCTATAGCAATAAAGATCGTGGACTATTTACTAATCGTATCATGGGAACATTGAGTTCTGATACAGAGGGTGTAAGCAATGTCAGTCTCCTTCGCATTGGAACGATTGCAGAATAATTGTTGACAAATGCTTTCAAATAGTTTATACTGATTCTATAAGGTATAAAGGAATATCGACATGAGCACTGGAAAATACTCACCTCTTTGCCCTCACGCTAATGAACCTGGATATGATATGTTCAAGTTCAACTGCTATGGGGAAGTCCCGACCGAGTGGAACAAAGACTCGTATAACGAAAAAACAATGTATGACAACTACGACGACGAAGGATTTGACTCTTACGGATACTCCTGCTTTGATGCCGATGGTGAATATGTCGGCTGCGGCGACGGTGTCGACCGCTATGGATACACTGAAATGGACTATCTTACTGGTGGTGACTTGTATTATGATGGGGCTTTCACTCGCATGACTTCGTTTGTTCGTAATCGCTGATAGAGGAAATATAAAATGAGCCGCAAGAACGAAAACGGTATCTATGTGAACTATGACAAAATCAACTGTGATCGGTACAGTTTTGAAACTACCGCCGATGGTGTGAAAGCATATATCGACTCAGTAGTTGAAGCTGCAAATGCCAAAGGTATGGTCGGTGAAGGCCGCTTTGATTTTGAAAGCTGCGCCATCTATTATAGTAATGATTATGAGTTGGTTATCACTTACGAATTTGAGCGTGTTGAAACCGAAAAGGAAACCTTTGCTCGTGAAAATGCTGAAGCCAAACGCAAAGAGGCTGCCTCTGCCAAACGTAAAGCTACTGCTGAAGCTAAGAAGTTGAAGGCTGACGCTGAATATGCTGAGTTCTTGCGGTTGAAAGAAAAGTTCAAGGAGTTGATCTAATGCCTGATATTCTACAAGATCTTTCTAGTGCCGTTGCTGAGATCGAGGGCGGCATCCGTAACACGATGTCTGGCGCCGAACTTTATCTTTTACTGTCACGAGCAGTCGGTGAAATTAAACGCCTTCGTGAAAGCAACAGCGATATGGGGTGGCAAATAAATCCTGATCGCTCGGGCGGCCAATTTACGGAAGAAGAACTAAATCGTGGAGAATGGTAATGGATAGTAAAATTATTGAGCGGTTGAAAAAGTTTGCCCGCAAAGAATGCTACTATGACGTAGAAGATGAAGACAAGTGTATTAATGACTATGCTGGTGGAAATGTAGATGACGCATTCGAACAAGGCGAACATGCTGGCGAAGTGATGTTGGCTCGTGATATTCTTCATCATATGGGCATTTCGTGGTGTAAATAAATAATTCTTTTGTAGGAGGAAGTTATGAAGACTAAACAAGTAAAACTCAAAAAAGAACGAAATCCTTTCGTTCAGCACCTTATTGGTAAAAAGCAGGGTGCACACGGCAGAACCAAGAAAGCCGTCCGTCGTGATGAAAAAGCCCAACTTCGTAAAGAATGTTTTGGTCAAGTGGTCATTATTTGACTATTTTACCAAAACATTCTGGTTGACATATCATACGGAATGGTTTATACTGATTCTATGAAATGGAAAGGAACTAAATTATGACTACATTGAATGGCGGATTCTCCACATCTCGCGGAGATGCTCTTCCTCCTGAAGATCGTGCTCTAATTAACGAATTTATCCGTACCAAAGGTGTTCACACTATCGAACCAGCTGGTGCTGATGCCAATGAGGCAGCAAGCGGAAGTCGAGAGCGCCTTGCGCAGGCTCGCAGTGACTTTCGTAATACACAGAAAAATAAAAACAAGTAAGAGAACCTGAATGGCAAAAGAACAATTCAAAATTCTTACGCCGCGTGAACACGTGCGCGAACGAATCGGTATGTACATGGGGTCGGCAGCTCGGGAAGATGTTGACCGTTTTGTACTTGGTAAATGGAAGACTGCAGTTTATGTTCCTGCACTTTCCAAGATGATTGATGAAATCCTCGACAACTCGATTGATGAAGCAATCCGTACCAATTTCCAATATGCAAACAAGATTGATGTTTCCATTGACGGAAACTGGGTGATGGTGACTGATAATGGTCGTGGTATTCCTCAAGAGGAAATTCATGACTCTGTTACCAACGAGAAAATTCTCCGGCCGGTCGCCGCTTGGACCCGAGTCAATGCTGGCACATCGTTTGATGATAGCCGAGTGACCATCGGCACAAATGGTGTAGGTTCCTCTGCGACCAACTTCCTGTCAACAGAGTTCGTGGGGCGAACATGGCAGAATGGAAATATGCTAGAGGTGCTTTGCACTGAAGGTGGTCTTAAAACCAAAGTCAAACACAAAGCCAAAACTGGCTCTGGAACTGAAGTGTCTTTCATTCCTGATTTTTTACTATTTGAAGTTGACTCGATCAGCGACCTTGACACCATCCAGCTAGTCGAGGATCGACTGATCAGCCTTCAAATGGCTTTCCCTGAAATCACATTCTCGTTTAACAAGAAGCGGATTCAAGTCCGTGACATGAAGCGCTATGCTGAAATGTTTTCAGAAGAAGGTGCTTCGGTTATCATTGAGAAATCAGAAAATCTGTCCTTCTTCTTTGCATCGTCTGTTGATGGTTTCCGCACCAATAGTTTCATTAATGGCGTGAATACACGCCAAGGTGGAACCTATGTAGAATACCTCGTGAATAACGTGATTGATGAGGTTCTAGCACTTATCAAGAAAAAGCACAAGGTCGAGGTTTCCAAGAGTGTTATCAAGAATGGTTTGACATTTGTTCTGTTTGCAAAGAATTTTGTCAATCCAAAGTTTGATAGCCAGACCAAGGAACGTCTGACCAATCCACTGTCAAACATCAAAGAACATCATGAGACTACCGATGTTCATGACTTCAAGCATATTGCCAAGCGGATCTTTGCTGCAACGGATATTATTGAACCAATTATTGCTGCACAACTTGCCAAAAAGATGGCAGATGATCGGCGCGACTCTATTGTTGCTCAGAAGAAACTCAAAAAGGTCAAGGTTGCCAAACATATCTCGGCAAATAATGTCAATGCACTTCTTGCCCTTGTCGAGGGTGACTCTGCTATGGGGTTCCTTCTGAAAGTTCGTGATGCTTCAAAGATCGGCGCATATCCACTTCGTGGTGTTATCATGAACACTTGGGATATGAAACCGTCCGATGTTCTTAAAAACAAGGAACTAGGTGAACTTGTTGCAATCCTTGGTCTTGATATCAATGATCCGAACAGTGTAGACAACATGACGTATCGTGGTGTGGCAACATTGACTGATGCGGATCACGACGGCGCTGGACATATTTCACCATTGATTGTGGCCTTCTTTTACAAGTTTTGGCCACGTCTCTTGACCGAAAAGCGTATTCATATTACCCGTTCACCGATCATGATCTCAACAAATGGTAAAGATGTCAAGTGGTTCTTTACATATGATGATGCAACAGAATTTAAATCTGATTGCAAAGGTTACACACACCGATATATCAAAGGCTTGGGATCATTGACCGAATCAGAATATGACCGTGTTATCAATGATCCGGTCCTTGATACTGTAACAATTGATGATGCAAATTACTTTCAGATCATGTTTGGTAATGACGTATCTCTTCGAAAGGAAATCATGACAAAATGAAAAAGTCAATTATCTTTATTCTATCTGAGCTATTAATGTATGCACTTACCTTGGGTGTAGTCATTATTGTCCATCCTGCAATTCCGATTCATCTATTGTTTATTGTAGCGGCCATTGTTTACGGTTTTGCAACATCGATGTCATTGTTGCTTGAGTTTACAACCAAGATTGCCGTTAATTATTACTATGACCGAAAGGAAAAGAATAAATGAGTGGGTTGACAAATTTCTTTGATGGTGATACAGTAGAATCAAATGGTAAAAAGGCTAAATCAATGATTCGGGAATATCCTATCTCCAAGGTTGCTCGTAACGAGTGGTTACAATTTGCTCTTTATACAGTAGAGGCTAGAGCTATTCCAAGTATGATTGACGGTATGAAACCCGTAAATCGCTTTTATCTGTATTCATCTATCAAGAATAGCAAGACCGAATTTAAAAAAGTCAGTGCTGTTTCAGGTGTGTTAAGCGATTACGGGTATGCACACGGTGAAAGTTCTGCTGCTGGTGCCGGTCAACTAATGGCAGCTGATTGGTCTAACAACATCTGTCTTGTCGAAGGTCGAGGATCATTTGGAACTCGTCTAGTTCAGTCTGCAGCCGCGGCCCGCTATACCTACACACGTCTCCACAAGAACTTCAATCGGTATATCAAGGACATTGATCTTGCTCCTGTGCACGACGATCCTGAACACGAACCACCTTCGTTCTATGTTCCTGTGATCCCTCTGGTTCTTGCCAATGGTGTCAAAGGTATTGCCACTGGTTTTGCAACAAATATTCTACCGCGTGATCCAGATGATCTTGTCCGTGCATGCCAAGAATACATTAAAACTGGAGACATCAAATCCAAAGTCAAGATCAAGTTTCCAGACTTCAAAGGAACCGTGACATATAATGCCGACGAAAACCGTTACTATTGTAATGGTATCTTCGAACGGAAGGGCAAGACAGTTCTGCTAATCACTGAGGTCCCATACGGTTATGATCGTGAAGGGTATGTCGAGGTTCTGGATAAACTAGAAGAAAAAGGCGACATTGTCGGATATGATGATCTCTGTGACAAGACTGGCTTCAAGTTCGAAGTCAAACTGAAACAGAATACATCTGCAAACTGGGACGACCAAAAAATCATCTCTGCTTTCAAACTGGCAAAACCATTCAGTGAAAACTTGACTGTTATTGATAGTCGTGGTAAACTGAAAGAATATGACGATGAACGAAATCTGGTCCGTGACTTCTGCGATTATCGCACAACTATTCTTCAAAAACGGATTGACCTACGGAAGGTTGAAACAACAGAACTTGCCCGTTGGTTGACTGTCAAAATGCAATTTATCCAAGCTGTTCTTGAGGATAAAATCAAGTTCAAGAACAAGAAAAAGGATGAAGTTGCAAAACAGATCTTTGAAACCACCGATGCAATTCAAGATGATATTGATCGACTGCTTCGGATCAACATTCTGAGTTTGACTGCTGAAATGGTCAAGCAACTTGAAACTGAAATCAAAGATGCTCAAAAGGAACTTGTGTATTGGTCAAAAACAACACCCAAGGATCAATTCACCAAGGACCTTACTGAGTTGACAGCCGCCTGATAGCACAAAGCCCGTTATGGGTTTTAGATAAAATCATACTAAGTGAACCAAGTATCAACTGACTAATGGAGACTATATCATGAATAGAGAACTTGCACTCGACAGACTAGTAATTACTGTACTTAAAGAGGGAGTCGAAACACTTCTTAGACTCGACGAAAAAGATAAAGATAGTGATATGATTCTTTCGATACTTCGAGTGATTGAATATTACAGTGTACCAAGTGAATATGAAAACTACTATGCAGAAAACAAGGCTCGAATTGATACGGTGCTAGGTACCAAGAATTTGCCAGCCAACACGTTTACTATAACTTGTGTCAATGAAAATATTGACGGTTCTGCTGATATTGAAGTAGAAATGGGACCTGGTATGAAAGATAAAGTTCTAGACGCGGGACTTAACTTTCTTCTTGTGAAAGCAATTCTAGGTGGTACTACTGAGCAAATTCTTGAGTGGGCAACTCGCGGCAAACAAGAAGTTGAAAGTAAAATCAGTTTATAACAAAACTATGTTTTACGAAGTAGTAAACAAATCCAAACGAATCGAGACCGTGTTGCTAGACACCGCGGTCTCTTTTGCTTGTTCTTATCTTGACTTGAATAACGACATCGTGATTGAGTTCGAGAGACTTGAAAAACACCAGTATGGTTTCTGTGATTATGATGAAGATGAAGTTATAGTCACCATTGCAAAAAGACTGTCACAGAAAGATATTATTCGGACACTGTTTCATGAACTAGTGCATGTCAAACAATACGTGGATGGTCGACTAGATCACGGTCGCAAGTGGTTTGGTGTAGTCTATAAAGATGACTATGACAAACTCCCGTGGGAAATTGAAGCATATGAACTCGAAGAAAAGATGATGAAGGTGTTTTATGGTATCAATTAAATCAACCGACAAAAGACTTTGTGATCGAGATATATGGCCGGGTCTTCCGTGGAATTGGAAAGACACACATCGCATTCAAGATGAATGTCGACGGCGTGCTATAGAAACAGGAATTACCGAAGAACCCAATTTGTCTTTTGCTGCCTCCCGTGAATACTCGAAGTATATGAGTCATTTTCCGTCATTTGGTGATCGACAGAAAATTATGTCAAAAATATATCCTATGAAACCAAGTAAACCAAAACTTGATTTTACCGAGGAAGAACTGAAATATCTTGCAGATCGACTATTTGGTGCAAATGATGAACTCGGCCAAAATATTTTGATAAAAATACAGTTGACTTTGTGATCTTAATAGTATATACTGATTCTATAAGGTGAAAGGAACCTAATATGCTTAAGATTGATCTTTCTGACATTGCTTTGATTGCAGCTACTGCTTTTGCTTTCGGCATGATCATCTACGTACTTAGTCTCTAAAGGAATATAAAATGGCATCACGTGTACAACTAATGAAACAGAAGGGACTTATCAGTCCGCCAAGGTGGCTACCTCAAAACATTCACTATGAAGTGATCACCGGTTCTGTCAGCTATGCTGTAAGTTCAGACACTTCTGATATGGATGTTGTTGGTTTTTGTATGCCACCAAAAGATGACATCTTCCCGCACCTTCGTGGTGAGATTCCTGGTTTTGGTTTACAACACAAACGATTTGAATTATGGCAGGAACATCACATCATGGATAATGAATCTCGTCAAGAATACGACTTCAGTATCTATTCAATCGTGAAGTTTTTTCAACTTGCAATGGAAAATAATCCGAATATGGTTGACATTCTGTTTACTCCACAACGGTGTGTTTTGTATTGCTCTACTGTTGCTCAGATTGTCCGTGATAACCGCAAACTATTCTTGACAAAGAATTCGTATCACAAGTTCCGCGGATATGCTTATGCTCAATTGCACAAGATCGGCACGAAGTCAAATAGTTCCAATCCTAAGCGCCAAGCTGACATCGAAAAACACGGCATGGATCTTAAGTTTGCTTATCATGTTATTCGTCTTGCTCTTGAGGGTGAACAGATCTTGATGGAGCATGATCTTGACATTGAACGAAATGCTGAAGTCCTGAAAGCAGTTCGTCGTGGTGACTGGAGTGAAGAGAAACTCCGGAGCTGGTTTGATGCTAAGGAGAAACATCTTGAAGAACTTTATACCAAGTCAACCCTTCGGCATGTGCCGGACGAAGATGCTATCAAGGATCTTCTTATGACTTGTCTAGAACAGCACTATGGTTCTCTGGATCAAGCTGTCAAACGCGATGTTCCGGTAGAACGGCTTGTTGCTGAACTAAAGTCCGTCCTTGAAAAGTATGAAGGTAGGTAAATGGAATTAGGTTATAGAGACCCATTTACCTACAAAAAACTTCCACTGCTCCCAAGTATGAGACTTACAACTCATGTATTGAATATAGAAAACCTTATTGAGAAACATATGAATGTAGCAGTTCATCAATATATTCATGAACTATCCAGTGGAATAGACCCTCAAGAGAGTAAATGGTACAAAAATATTGTTGACAAATGCTTTTAAATAGTTTATACTGATTCTATAAGGTAGAGGAAACCAGATGAACGAAGATTACGAGTATGATGTCTACGATGAGCATGACTGGTATGCAATTCATTTCCCTGACGGTGATAATACTGACGCAGAAGAAGAGGAAACTGCATGATAAACATAAACCGTGCAAAGACTGAATTTGAGAATCACACTAAAGAAACTCTCGATGTTCAATCACTAGGTGGTGCACTATATGCATTTGGTTCTGAACTTGCTTGTCTTCGTCTTGCAAAAGCATATCGACATTGCGGTGAACGAGCAGATTCCGGGTTTTCACAGAATCTGAAAACTTGGTACTTCCGTCTCGAAACTCTCTGAGGAGAAAACAATGGCTTACGCGCCTCTCGGTGTTATTTCTATTTCTGGCTCCTTTGTCGAGCGTTATTGTGGTCACACATTCGAGTATATTGAAAATCCTGAATATGTACTCCATACTCCTGCACATGGTGGCAAAAATGTACATTTTCCTCACTTGATCTTTGTCGGACCTTTTGGTCAAGAAACTCGTCGAGCTCTAGTCAAAGGTTCCGTAGTTCATGTTGTCACCGATGAAACCGATAATGGATATACGATTGAAAAATGGAACATCAAAAATCACAGGAAATATGCCAAATGAAACTTGCAAATATCACTCTTGCCCGAGATGATCATGCGACTGCGACAATTCTTGCAAAGCAATATATTGAGACAGTTCCATTTTGGAAGATCACATGGGCACCACAGCACGTCATTTTTCACACAAATATATCGGATGAAAACTGTATGATCGTATATCGTGCCGATAGAATTTTTGAAATTACAACGGAAGAACTTGAAAATTAGTGTTGACAAACAGGTTTAAATTGTTTATACTGATTCTATAAGGTAACACTGAGGAACCAATGACAAATCTTGACCTGCAACAAGTCATCATCTACCGCAACAAGCGACTGAAGCTTGCTCACATTGCTGTAAACAATATGTTCACGAACAAAGGTCAGAGGAACTACTCTGCAACCTTGAACGGTGCATATAACAGTGCAAAGTATGCAGTTCGAGGTGCCGCAAACAACCCTTCTACTGAATATCAGTTCGGTTCGGCCTTTGTGACTCGCTTGATGAATACCGGTATCTCTGAATGGTCGGAAACCGATCGTGTTGAAAACCTGAATATGAACCCTGCACTTCGGCTTGCACGTGAACTTCGTGAAACTCTCGAGGCTGAAGGTTATGATGTCACCGGTTGTTTCCGCGGCAAAAGTATCCGCAACACCGGAATCAAAGGTATCACGAATTTCATTATCAAGAATGCGACTCAGGGTCGTATCTTTGATATTGTCGGCAAGTTGACTGTCGGGATCGAAGGTCTAAACATCAACAAGACCCGAAACACCATTTACATGCAGTATATCAAAGATCAACTGCAAACTCGCCGTCAAATTTGGTTCTTCATTCAAGAAAATCTGGATACCTTGACCCAATGACCGTTATCAAAGCAGAAACTAGCTATCCTAAGTTTTTTGAAAAGTTTGCACAGTTTTTGTGTGTTGAACTTGATATTAGACCCGCAAAAGTTACTATTGTTCCCTATGAAATGAATGATGGAACTCTTGGTCTTTGTCTTGATGTAACCGAAGATGAATTTCTTGTATTCGTCAAGGAAAAAGATCGAGATATCGGTTGTATGTGCACGACCATTGCACATGAAATGATCCACGTGAAACAATTTCTGAAAGATAACTTGAACCACTGGATTCACACCTGCTGGGATACTCCATATGATGACCGTTGGTGGGAACAAGAGGCATATACTGACTCGATTCCACTAGTTGTAAAATATGCTGGGACACTTGGTAAATGAAACCAAAATATAAACTTATCGTAGGTCCTACTCAAATGCGAGTAGAAAGGCAATTGTTCAAATCAGAACCAATTGATATCGGCGATGAATATATCACTGCCGACAATCAGAAAGCAAAAGATTTTTACTACGAGTTCATGCACCCTTCAGTTCAAGAATATGCCAGACTGTTGTGGACTACAAAAAGTATTCGTTGGAATACACTAAAACAACAAGTAAAAGGACTTGCAGATATGCATACTATTCTGTACTTCGATGGTCCGTCTTGGATTGTTTCTACCGTGCCTTGGAAACAGGCAAAGTATGAAGAATGGTTCGTGGTGCCAATGAAAGTAAAATGGCTTCTAAAGAAATTTTATTTTGAAAAAGTTGAAAAAGTTTGATCTTTTTTACGAAGTCAACGAAAGCGTGTTATAAATAAAATTACAATTTAACCAACCGAGAGTATCATGACTTCCCTACACGTCTCCTCATTATCAGCGCAATGGACACAGGATAATAATCCTGGTCGCCAAGTGCTCATAGGCAGAGGAAGTGGGCTGTTTTGACATAGAAATTCGATAAAAATTCTATCTCAAAAAGGCCCAGGAATAAAACCCTGGGCCTTTTTATTTTGGTTGACAATATAAGAGAATCGGTTTATAACTGACTTATAAAGGAAATCAAACCGCTCTTTGAAACTAATTACTCCTTGTGGTCTTAGAGGAAACTCGATAATAGATCTGAAAAACAGAAGAACAAACTGACGAATGTGTCTGAATGTTCCTTTGTTAGAGGTATTCTTCGGAATACTGAAAATTCTGTTTTCACATGCTCTTTAGTCCGTAATGTAGTACGGTTAACCTCGCCCATTTAGTTGGTTGGACTGGTTCGAATCCAAAAAGAGCAGCTGAAAACAGAAATAATGCCCTTGTAGCTCAGTGGTAGAGCAATCGCCTTGTAAGCGATAGGTCGACGGTTCAAATCCTGTCCTGGGGCACCAAAATTATGGAGTTGAGAGCTGTCAAGGTTGGCAGGTCTGCTTGGAAAGCAGAACGTGGTAGAAATACCATGGGAATCGTGCTCCCCCGACTCCGCCAAAATAATGGTTGACATTACTATAGAATCAGTATATATTGATTATATAAGGTAAAGGAAACCAAATGAAACAAAATCTCGTCGGCAGCTTCTACAAAGGTCAGAAGATCATTGAAGATGATGGTTTCTTCATTCGTGTTGAAGATGGGACTGTTTATTCTCGCTTGAAATCTGGTGGTTTTGCATAAAACGGTTGACAAAACCACAGAATCAGTATAATATAAACTTATAAATCAGGTTAGTTGATGAAACTGTAAACCCTGAATGACAAACCGCTCTTTGACAATTTAGAACTAAAACAGATTAAATTCTGTTTTGACAGATATACATGGCGTGCACCAGTCGAAAGATGTAAGCGGGTAGACATGACAGTGTTGCTTGAAACACAGCAGAGAACATCGTGGCAATGTATATCGCTCAAAACAGAGTTTGGGGGATTAGAACAATTGGTTAGTTCAGCTTCCTCATAAGAAGACGGTTGGCGGTTCGAGTCCGTCATCCCCTACCAAACATATCGGTACTGGTGTTAATCAAATCACCACCAGTTAAATCGCCCAAGAGCGGATGGGTAGAGCCAAACACATTGGTTCCTTAGCTCAGTTGGATAGAGCATCCGCCTTCTAAGCGGAATGTCGTAGGTTCGAATCCTACAGGGACCACCAAATTTTTAGACCTCATCATTGAGGAAATAGGTAAAGTAGTGGAATGGTGCAACCCGGATAGCACGCCCGCGTGAAGCGGGAGACAAGGTTCGAATCCTTACCATGAAAAGCTGGGATCACTGGTTCGAAACAGTTCCCTAGTTTGGAGTAGCTAACCAACAATATTTCTTCAATTATGAGGTCTAATAAACTTATCGGTATTGCTTCGGCCTGATCGAAGAAGCAACTAAGTCGCTCAACATAGCCTGAGCAGAGCCAAAAACATTGCGGGTATGGTATAGAGGATGTGCCCTAGCCTTCCAAGCTAGAGAGGACCGGTTCGATGCCGGCTACCCGCTCCAAATACACACCATCGCCTATCACCAAGAGTAAAAGAGGGATGAGGTTGATAGGTTCTTAGCGGAATACTGCGATGAACTGATCCAAGGCAGCCCGAGCCAAGGTCAGAGAAGTAAGATGGTGTTAATTATAGTATTTTAAGAGGGCAATTTATGTCTAGAAATGAAGATTGGGTTGCAACCGTAATAGCAAATTTAGAAGTAAATGAAAATGGAATTGCACTAGATATAGGAGCAAATCATGGAATTTACTCAAAATTACTTGCATCAAAATTTGGGAAAGTTTATTCATTTGAACCACACCCAGACAATGTAACAAAGATTAAAGCTAAAGTTACTGAACAAAATGTTCAAATAGAACAAAAAGTAATTGGAACATCAGATGGTGTTATTGATCTTTTTGTTTGTTCTGCAAATGATGGTGGTCACACTATTATGGAAGGTTTGGCAAAACTCAAGAAATGGGGACATTCAGTAAACAATACTATACAAGTACAATCAATAACACTTGATACATTTTGTAAAGATATCAAAGTTGATTTTATTAAATGTGATATTGAAGGTGGTGAATATGAAATATTTTACCATGGACAAGAAATTCTTACTAGAGATTATCCTACAATTGTCTTAGAAACACATCAAGTATCTGACATAAAAAGTGACCAAGTTAAACGTGACAAATTATTTAAATACTTCAAGGATTTGGGGTTTTCAATTCTAGATACCAAAAATAATGAAGTTGTAGCATTTACATATGACACACACTATCTAATACAAAAATAAAATTAAAGGATCATTTCAGCAACAAATATGCATATCATTCGGAGATCGAGTCGTAGGTGCAATTCCTACACCCCTGACCATACACTGACAGGGGTTAGTTTAGTAGTAAAACGCGTAGCAAAAAGTTGATCCTGATTAAATAATGCCTCCTTGGTGGAATGGTAGACACAAGAGACTTAAAATCTCTAGCTGTTATGGCGTGCCGGTTCGAGTCCGGCAGGGGGTACCAAATTATGGATGGTGCGGAAGCAGGTGCTTCGACTAGTCTTGAAAACTAGCGTGACGGCTGATACCCGTCAGGGGTTCGATACCTCCACCATCTGCCATCATAATTTAAAATGGAGAATATACCATGGATACTGTAGAAGAAGATGTCGACATCAAACTCGAAAAACCTTCACGTGCAACCCGCTGGAAACGATCTATTGCTGCTCGACTTCGCCGTCAAGTATCAAGGTTTGCAAAAACAGCGCATCTCCAAAAAGACGAAGAAGATGCTTTGGCTCGTATCCGTGCCAAGAAACTTCTTGAAAAACAAAAGAAGCAAAGACGCAACAAAGTGGTTGACAATCGTATGGAATCGGTATAGTTTAAATATATAAGGTAACACAAAGGAAACCGAAACATGACAATGACCAAACTGATTGAACGTCTTGCTCGTAATGCTGCTGATTTTCTCCTTGCAGGTGAGATTGAAAAATCCAATGCTTGCATGGAACTGTTGACCGTTATCAAAGATAAAGGTCTTGAAAATATCCGCGGAAAATTGGTTGACAATCTGTAAGAATCAGTTTATACTAAACTTATAACCAACCAAAGGAAATAATATGGAAACCTACGTAATGCAAAATGTAATTACTAAGGAAAAAGTTACTTGCTATTGGTATGAGGCGCTCTCGCTTCGCCAAAAAGGTTGGATCGAAGTGGAATATATCCCAGACTTTGACTATGCTAATCTGGGTGATGAGTGTCTTGTTGATGAATGTTAATCTTGCTCTTTGACAATTTAGAAATCTGATCACGTTAGTTGATGAAACTGTAAACCGTGATTTACAAAAACAAAACAGAGATTATCTGGCTCGGACAAACCGATAAGACCAGATTGAATACTCTCTGTTTTCACATGAGGGTCATGATGGTCCGTGAGTGCCCTAATCGTGTCGGCGATTTCGGCAGCTTCCGACAAAGTGAACGCAAGGTTCAATTCCTTGGTGACCCTTAGCTGAAAACAGAGATAATGTTCCCAGTTAGCTCAGTTGGTAGAGCAAAGGATTGTTAATCCTTGGGTCGGCGGTTCGAGCCCGTCACTGGGAGCCAAAATTAAATGCAGGGGTCAGGGAAACCGGTAATCCGCGGGCCTCCAAAACCTTGAGAAGCGAGTTCGACTCTCGCGGCCCCTGCCAAATATAGAAAGTATATTGTGAAGTTTGATAGTTTTATTTTTTATGAGATGATTGAAACAGATGCATTGCCACCGAATGGTATATTTGATATTACCCATAGTATGAAAGAAGACTATGTATCTTTATATTCAAAATATTCTGGCAATGGTGATACAAAAACAAATTCTAATAAAAATTATGCTTTAAAATTAGCTGGTTTATCTTTGTTGAAATTAAATTTACAAAGAGAAGAAATAGAAGAAGTAAAAACTAATAAATCAAAGACAAAAACAAAAAGTGGAATTGTTTATTTAATTAGTAATCCTGCTTTTGATGGTTTTATTAAAATTGGTATGACCAAAAATCTCGTAAATCGTTTAAGATCTTATCAAACATATGATCCGATGAAAAGATATAAAGTTGAACATTACCGTGTTGTTGAAAATGCAAGAGAAGAAGAAAGATATTATCTAACTCATTATAAAATTAACATTGCAAAAGGTGAATGGGTTTATAAAGAAAATATAAAAGAATTGTTCCTCAGTGGCCGATAGGTAAGGCTCCAGATTGTTAATCTGTTCAATATAGGTTCGAATCCTGTCTGAGGAGCCAAAATACAATGCACCTGTTGCCGTCAGGGAAGGCCGCGGTCTGTCTAACCGTGAAGGCGGGTTCGAGTCCCGTCAGGTGCGCCAATCAATGGACTTTGGGTGGACGTGTTACTGGGACAATAGAGAGCGGTTGCCATGGCAACTTTCAACTTGAGTCAAAATCGGACAGAACCCAGATTGATTGGTTTAGCGGCTGTCAATCGAAAGGACTAGGTAACAAATAGATTTTTGCGGGATAGAGCAGTCCGGTAGCTCGCTTGGCTCATAACCAAGAGGTCGAAGGTTCAAATCCTTCTCCCGCAACCAAACATTGGGTCTTTAGCTTAAGATGGGTAAAGCACTGGGCGGAAGTCCGTGGTAATCAGTTCGAGACTGATAAGATCCACCAAAATAGACTGGATATAGTCACCCCTTATGAGTGTGACCCTAGAGATAGGTCAAGTCGGCAAACCAGCCCAGTCTATATCAACTAAGTCCTATGCTCGCTTCCCATTTGGTCGAGGCAAACGTAGGCACCAACGGGGTGATGATCCAAGTACCGCAGACTTTACCAGAGTTTGCAAGAAAGGTGGCGTCAGGCATGCATGATAATGATACTGGTAATATCGGTTCGTGCTGGTGGGTTCAACTTCCCGCTCCTTGTCCAATTTGAGTTTGATCTAGATACCTTAGATGCTGTAAATCCAGCACGGGTCGAAATTCTAGACAGCATTCGGTTCGACAACGTGAGAACCAGCAGAATTTATGGGCCATTAGTGATAGAGGGTAGCACACCGCACTTGCAATGCGGAAGAGACGGATCGTTACCGTCATGGTCCACCAATAAACATGTCAATGCAGGTTTGCTAACAGCACAGATATCACAGGCGTCATGTCACGCTATGACAAGGTTCAATTCCTTGATTGACACCATTAACGAGGCGATCCGGCGCCTGACTAAAGAATTTCCGGCTGAAATTTTTGCCCCTTCGTCTATGCCGGTAGGACGCCTGACTCTGAATCAGGAAACCGTGGTTCGAGTCCACGAGGGGCAGCCAAAGTTTATGCGCTTGTGGTGTAATGGCAGCCACGCTGCACTTAGAATGCAGTGCCTTCGGGCGTGGGGGTTCAAGTCCCTCCAGGCGCACCAAAATAACGGTCCGTTAGCTCAGCGATAGAGCAACTCCTTTACACGGAGAAGGTCAAAGGTTTGATCCCTTTACGGACTACCATTATACTTTGATATGAAGGAAAAAATATGGACGAAGAACTATTAGGTACTGTTAAACTTGTAGCATTTAATTATGCACCAGAAGGTTATCTACCATGTGATGGTAGACTTTTAAATGTAAATGAAGAACAAGCAATTTATGCTTTAGTTGGGAATACTTATGGTGGCACCGTCGGCCACAATTTTGCTCTTCCCAAACTACAAGCACCGATGGACGGACTGCACTACATTATTTGTATGCGTGGTCTATGGCCATCGCCGCGCATAATTTAAATGCCCAGGTGGTGAAACGGTAGACACACCATCTTGAGTAGGTGGCGCTTAATTGCGTGAGGGTTCAAATCCCTCTCTGGGCACCAATTATTAGGAAGAAAAGCGCACTGACCCGAGCCTATTGTCTGTATTGGCTTTGAAGGTTATCCCTCTCTTCCTCGGCTCCCGAGATTCAGACCCTCGGAGTACGAATATCAGTGTGTAGCTCAGTGGTAGAGTGCTAGTTTTGGAAACTAGAAGTCGCAAGTTCAATCCTTGTCACACTGACCAATCAATGCGGGTAAGGTTATGGCAACCAATCAGATTTCCAATCTGCAGGAGACCGGTTCGATTCCGGCTACCCGCTCCAATTCCTGACAGCCAGATGATAGCCAGGTATCATGGATTGAGTTTATATAGGTGACTATAGACATTCTATCCACGACACTGGTGACGCTCTGGCTTGACAAATACAAAATGGATCATTACAGCAACAAATTAGCATCCTTGAAATGGGCCGTGTCGGAGGTTCAAATCCTTCCTCTCCCACCACGGATACTGTTAGTTTATGACAACCTTTCTTGTATAAGATATTAATAGGCTTATATGGCGAGACAATTGGGTATAAACTAGCGTGCAGTATCTTTGATGGGAGAGTAGCTCAGGTAGTAGAGCAGGTTACGCAAAAAGTTGATCCAGAAAAATAATGGTTGACATCCTTACAGAATCAGTATATATTGATTATATAAGGAAAGGAACCGAACATGAACCAATACATCTTCGAAAAAGCTTCCGATACTGCAATCCGTGTACTTTGGATTGAGTCTGATGAAGACGGTCGTAGATCGGTCGCCAATATCATGGAAATGTCTCATGATGGTTCTAAAGAAAGTCTGAAAGTCACCGTCAAATGTCTTTATGAAATGATGTTTATCGGTGAACAATCAGGTGATGAACTTGGTTATAAGGTTGAAGTTGCTTACAAAGACTATGATGCTTCTCTTGAAGGTAAAGCTCGTAAGCAATCTTCGAAGGAAATTAACGTGATTACCGAACAACTTTTCGGTTGACAAACACACAGAATCAGTATATGGTAAACTTAATAACCGCTCTTTGACAATTTAGAAAAATAAACATAATAAATTACAGACTTTATTATTGAAGGAACAGACAAGTAGCGTAAGGTGTAAATGGATGCACGGCCTTTGCTGGCAGGGACAGTTCGAATCTGTAACACAAAAGTTAGGATCAAACGTTGGTTGCAAACAGCGTCCTCGAATAGGATTAATTACCCTATAGCGTTCTTTCAATTATAAAGTTTATCCGTGTGTAGCGCAGCCTGGTAGCGCATCTGGTTTGGGACCAGAGGGTCGGGAGTTCGAATCTCTCCACACGGACCAAGATTACAATGGTTGTATCTGAGTTTTAGAAGTCTAGATACGGAAATTAACAAGATGATGGTTCGCTACCTCACTCATTATTCCATTGTATTTTATATTGCGGACGTAGCTCAGTGGTAGAGCAGATGCTTGCCAAGCATCAGGTCGTGAGTTCGAATCTCATCGTCCGCTCCAAGTTTAAGGATCAATACAGCAATTTTAACAACCAGTAGATTGTAGGTTCAAGTCCTACCTTAGATCACACAAGATCTTTGTGGCCAAATGGTAAAGGCAACCGGCAAATAAATGATCCTGATATTAGAGTCTCTTAAAGAGAGACGATACCCTTGCATCGTGACCCTGAAACTGTGATGCAATATTATTTTATGGGTGGCAGTCTGGAGAGTGACAGACAAACATTTTCTGTTGACATTCGTATAGAATCAGTTTATACTAATAATATACGGAATGAAAAGGAAACACGATGAAAGTCACTTCAATCTACGGTAAAGAATTTGATATTACTGTAGGAACCGAAGTATTTGTTCCATGCCGCAATCGTGGTGGTCACGGTGCTTGGGTTAAAGTGACAAAGGTGAATAAAATGTCTTTTAAAGGTGTTGAAGAAAAAGGTTCATACACACCAGGTACCAATTGGTCAGTTCATAAAGACTCGGTGTTTGCCGTTGTAGAACGACCTGAAGGTAAAGGTTGGATGAAGAATTGGATTAACGATTGACATTTCTATAGAATCGGTTTATACTAATAATATAACCGAGTACCAATTCGTTGGGGGATAGTTCAGTGGTAGAGCGCCTGACTTTGAATCAGGATGTCGGAGGTTCGAGCCCTCCTCCCCCAGCCAAATTTATATGATCATGAATAGAAAGAAAATATATGGAACTTTTAGTAATTCTAATTACAGCTGCTCTTATGGCATGGTTGAATCACTATCTTGCTACCGAACGTGGCCGTAATGCAATTGGATGGGCTGTAGGTGGTGCAATTTTTGGACTGCTATCTACAATTTTACTACTAATTCTTGGTAAAACAGAAGAGAAGCAGATTGAAATTGCAACACGAGTTGCTTCTGCTGTTAATAGCAAAGAGTAATATTTTTATCCTAGGTAAGGTGTAATGGTTGCACTCCTCACTGTGACTGAGGAAGATGAGGTTCGAATCCTCTACCTAGGACCAAATTTAGAAGATTGTACAATGGCGGTTTCGGGACACCGGTCCTACAGAGGTGATGCTCTGCGTCTAGTCAATCGGAAGCAGTTTTACGGTGTCTGCGACAAACCGATATAAATAATTCTAAAAGGATCAGTTCCGCAAACAAGCGAAAATTTCAATTTTGGTTTGAAAAACAAATGATCCTGCTTATAATGCTCGCGTACGCCCCACCGCTACGAACGGTGCCAAAGCTAACTGGAGGTAAGATGTAGGTTCGAGTCCTATCGCGAGTACCAAAATCCAAAGGCTCTGCAAACATCGAAGCATCCTTTACGGTTGTAGAGACCGCTCTGCAAAGGTGTGACACCAGGGAGAGACCGACCAAATATAAATAATTCTATCCAACATGAAAGATAGTTTAATGTTTCAAGCTTTTGTGATTATCTGTGCTGCAAGTACTACATTTCAAATATACGAAGACATGTGTTTTTTTTCAAATGATACATGGGGTCCATATAAAACAGAAGAAAATTGTGGTATTCGAGCTAGACAGATGGTTTTGGAAGTGACAGAAGGTTCATTAAATGAGACAACATTCTTCGTGCTTGGTTTCCCTGAACAAATTTATGCTGAAGGGTTTTGTAAAAAACTTGATGAAGATCCAGAAGCATAAGTAAAAGAATTGTTGACATTTTGAAAATATTGTGGGCAAAGTCAAAAGAGGTATTGGTTCATATTAAATAAAAGGATCAGTTCAGTAAACAATCTGGATAAAAACAAATCTTCAAAATTTGAATAAGTGGTTCAATTCCACAATTGATCCTGTAAAGACCCAAGGATGGGTTCAGCAAAAAAGAAAGCAACAAACATTTAATTTGTAAACGCTCAAAAACCATCCTGACTAATGCCCCTATGGTGAAATTGGCAGTCGCGGCAGACTCAAAATTTGTTTCCGAAAGGAGTCCCGGTTCGAGTCCGGGTAGGGGCACCACCAAATACATGTTTCTGTAATTCAGCGGTAGAAGGGCACCCCAGCTATGATGGTAAGATACACCGAAAAAGAACTGGCTCTGCGGGACGTGGGTTCGAATCCCACCAGAAACCCCATAGCAATAATGCTAGCAACCCGCAAGGAGAATTAAAAATGAGTTACCGTAAACTTGAAGTAGACGGCAATGTGTTCGAGTATTCCATTGGAAAAACTCACACGAAGATCAGAGGTGTTGGTGCATATCAAAACAACGAGGTTGGATACGTAATATCGGACCGCGAAGTTCGCGTCCGCCCGAGTGACATTGCAACCTTCATCAAGCAAAATAAATTGAAAGTAAAAAGTGAAAACACTAGATGAAAAGCGTGAGTTCTACGAGAACTGTGCTGAAATACTAAAAATAGATCATAATTACCATGATCCTGTTCCTAGAAGAACAAGATGGAACACGAGGTTTCTTGGTAATGGCCGTTACCCAGGTTTCGGTCTAGTCCAATGTTTCGGTTCTTCTGTGAGAGTGGTAAGTAAACATGGAACTAAATTGTTTAAAACATACGAAGAAACATACGAATATCTGAAAAGAATCGGTTGACATTTCACAATTTTGGTATATATTAATAATATAAACACAAACAAAGGAAACCAAATGAAAAATCTCGCAGTTGCTTTTAAAGTTCCAGCAGTTTTTGTCTCCATGCACGAGAAAACTCTTCTAGTCCCTTCAATGGTTCTATCGACTCTTTCTATCTGTATTTTGACCACGTTCCTTCCGCAGTTGATGCCTCTCTGGATGCAACTTGCGACAGTGCCGAGTAAATGAAATGAAAAAAGTATTTTTGGTGCTTGCAGTCACACTATTTCCAATGCAAGCACCTGCACAGACATCATTTAGCACTTCAAATAGTGTTTCACAATTTGCATCAAACATTGGATCAAAGGTTACAATTCAACTTAGGTCTGATACTCCTTCTTCAAGTCGTGGAAATTTTTTACAAACATTTTCATATAACAACGGTGTGACCAATTTCAACCGAAGTTTTAATATTACTGGTAGTACAAACTTCAAGATTGATTCACAAATCAATAGTACTACAACTACATTCACAAACAACCCGAAGTTCAAGTGGTAATAAATAATTGAAAGACATAATCATGACTAATCCAATTCAGCGTTACATTGATACTCCAAAGGCGGGTCGTCTTGCACCTCAACCTAATATGGATCTTGGTGTAACACATATTGTTAAATGGTTGCTTCGTTTGAAGTAAACAATAATGCTGATGTAGCACAGCGGTAGTGCACTTCATTGGTAATGAAGAGGTCATGAGTTCGATCCTCATCATCAGCACCAAAACAAAATTTCAAGTTTGTGTACAGCAATCAATTAAAATCATAGCATAGGTCGTAAGCTTCGGCAACAAGATCACAACAGTTTTCGATTTTCTGTCCAAAAAAGTAGACACACAAACTGTTAATGATCCCGTAGCTCAGATGGTTAGAGCATGCTCTCTAAAAGCAAATGTCGTGGGTTCGAGTCCCACTGGGGTCACCATAAATTTCAGTGCTGAATGTGACGGCCAACTTAATATTAGCTCTCAGAGAGTCTCTGATATTAAGTGCTGAAACGCGAGCGGGGAGTGTTCACATACCCGAAACTTAACACTAAACGAAAGGGTAATACAATGTCTTTATAGGTTGAACTGAGGTGTGATGATGTGGTTTTCCACTTCAACAAGAAACACCTCGAAGATTCTAGCATACCGATGTGGGTGCTAAAAGCAAAAGGACAAACCTACTATGTCAATCATGTTGACTGTAACAAGTCCTGGAGCACAAAGGAATCACCTGATAACCCAAGTACCAAAGGTGCTATCAAGGTTAAAAAGTGTATTCTGAAAATTGACGGTGATCATAATGCGATCATTGAAGATTGGGCACCTCCCTAACAGTAGTTTGAATATTAACACTACCAATGTTACAAATCAAATCAATGTTAGGAGAACATAATGTCTATTGAACTAAAAGTAAAATCAAAGCACCTCAGTGTTGAAGCACGTATCATTCGTCACGAAGAGAACAAACTCAAGCGACAAATTGAATGGAAAAAGCAGAATGAGCAAGACCAAGAAGCTGAACGAAGCCAATGGTTCTCTCTAAACGAACACCGTCGATGGAACGTACGTAATGAGAATAGAGCAACATTTCTTGCCCGAGCTTACATCGCTGGTAAAGCATACAAGAATGTAGAACAGAAGAGAAAATATGATCGTGAAAATTTGTTTTACCAAAACATACTTCCTCGAGTTCTCACACTTGTAAAGAAATACTCTAACCCTAATCTCGATCTAAAGCATATCACTGCTTGGGTTGATGTAGACTAAAGAGTCTTACTGCTCTTAAATCAGTAAGTGGTCGGAGCGAGATTCCTGGGCATGAAGTAAAACTGCCCATTTATAGTTTTTGCTAGTGTAGCATAGAGGTAGTGCAACTGTCTCGTAAACAGTAGGTCGTGAGTTCAATTCTCACCACTAGCACCAAATTTGAGGTAAGTAAAGTCTGAATACGCCGGATTGGTACCCGTAGGCATAGGTTCAGAGCAGATCGGCCAATCTGCAAAAGGAGCATGGGCACCACACTTTGTGGAGATACCGCACCTGCCTCAAACTTTTATGTTGACATATCCACGTGGTAGTATATACTAAATAAGTGATAAACAATATAACCTAAAGGAAATACATTGGGTAAAGCATCCGACTACAAAATTACGTCGTATTACAGCACTCTTGCACCAACTGTTGAAAAGTTTCAAATTATCTATGCTGGTAAACCATATGGCACATATAAGACATATGATGAAGCAGCTTCAGCGGTTAAAAGTTTAGTAAAAGATGCGTGGTTTTTTGACCGCGGATATACAAGAAAAGATCGAGCTGCCTGGTAAAAGGATAAATATATCTGAAGGTTAATTTGGGGGGTGAGAACTAGAGGGGCTCTAGGACCGCCTGCTAAGCGGATCGTGCCACTAATACTGGTATGGGAATCGTACTCCCCCGCCCCCGCCAAACTTTGGAGATATTCGATGTTTACAAACGAATTTGACTTTGATGAAACTGTGACAACCATAATGGACGAAGGTGCCGATTATGAAGATGTCCAGGTTATGATAACAGACGACCAAGTTTTTATTAGACAATGGGATGATGATAGAGAAAAATATGAAATTATCTGTATGAGTCCAAAGATGTATTTTGAACTGCAGGAAGCAATGAAGCACCCCGTGGGTTTATTTATTGTTGAACTATCACAAAAGATTAAAGCGAAAAAAGGTTTGTAGTAGCAGTTAATAATTTTCTTTTCTTTGCTTCTTTAGATTTTGTATGAACATAATTCCAATCTTCTTTATTTCCATTTTGTGCATAATAAAAGCTTTTTTCAATCATTATTGAATTACCATTTTTATCAATACATGGAATGTTACCTCGAAACGGATTATCATCGGTAAGGTTTCTCTGAAGTGTAACAGGATGGGGAATACCCTTTCTACTTATTCTAGTAGAATTTCTATTTTTAGATTGTAAATTATGAGTTCCTTTTTTAACTCTATTTAATTGAATTTTTCTTTGAACTTCAGAATTTTGAAAATTATGTTTACCTTCGTTTAAAAGTTTTTCTTGTTTTCCGCCATTGCCAGATTCTGGCATTAAATTTGCCCACTCTTTAGATTTAACAATATTCCAAATTTTACTAAAAAATAATCCAGTTTGTTTTAGCTCATCTTTATCTTCAGTTACTAGAAGTATTTGCGTAGTGTAATCAGTACCATACTTTTTAAGATGTCTCAACCAATATTTACCTGATCCCGTATATTTGTATGGATCTTCATTGATTGTTTTGCCTAAATATTTTAGACCAGTTTTGTTGTGTGTTTTGACGTATAAATATATCATGCTGGAACTCCTTATGTTTCTAGTGTAGTTGGGATGACCGCCAAGAAATCCGCGAGCTACAATTATATTTATATAAAAAGGGTTTGTACTATAGGCCGAAATTCTGAAACCCTGGAATACCCAAAACACATTCATTGTGGATCGCCAGTAAGCGGCCCGTCAAGACACACAACAAAACTAGTCTATTTTTCCCTGTAGTATAATGGCAGTGCACCGTCCTGACTCGACGGAGGAGAAGGCTCGATTCCTTCCAGGGAAACCATCTAATTATAAATAGCCCATAACAATCACCCTCATAATGGAGACTACAATGGATAAAACTGAATTAGTTGAAAAGCTAAAAATGATACTTGCATCATCATTTTCACTCTATCTTAAAGCACATAATTATCACTGGAATGTCACTGGACCAAATTTTAGTGAATATCATGCTTTCTTTGCTGGTTATTATGAATCAGTTCACGATTCAGTTGATGTTTATGCAGAATTGATCCGTACAATGAGTTCATTTGCACCAGGTTCTTTGAAAAGATTTTCTGAACTTACAATAATTTCAGATGAAATTGCAATCCCAAGTCCAAGATTTATGTTTGTAAGACTTGCATCTGATAATGGCCTTGTATTGGATGAATTAAGATCAGCACATGCCATGGCAGATTCTATGAATGAAATTGGTATCTCTGCTACACTAGAGACACAAATCCAATTCCATGAAAAAATGCAGTGGCAACTAACCGCATTTGCAGAATAATAACACGGGCGCCAAGAGCGCCCGTTAAACTTTCAGTTGACAAATACCCCGAATCAGTTTATATTAATACTATAACCGAATGAGGAACTGAAATGACTGCTTTTGCTACTACTGAACGCCCTGCCGTCGGCGAAGTCAATGGACTTGTAAACGGTATTGCATATCATAATACTCGACATGAACAAAAAGGCGGAGTTGATACAGTTGATTGGACCGAACCTGGTCTTGAAATCACTCGTCTCCGCCTTCTTTCAGATCCTGGGTTTCCTGCATGGGATGTTTCCTATTGTCATGGTCTCCTGAATGGGCGACATGTCGATGTTCAACTTCCATTCTCGCAACTTCCAAAATATGGCAAAGGCGGCGCCAAAGCTGCTCTCTACAAAGAGGCCAAAGCTACTGGTAAGTTCATCAAAGGTCTTTTCAATGTGTCAACTCTCTGCTAAAAAATTTATCACATTAATTTAATCAAGAAAGGAATCCAATACTGGATGGAAAATTTAGTACACGATTATATAAAAAATAATAACTTTGATCGTCCTACTTTAATTATGTCACTTGAAAATTTAGAAACTAATTACAACGGTTTTAAAGCTGGAATGCCTTCGTGTCATGTACATTATGCAGTGAAAGCAAATCCTCATCCAGAAATCCTTTCTAAATTGCATAGTCTTGGTTCAAAATTTGATGCAGCATCTGCAGGTGAAATAGACATGTGCCTAACAGCAGGTGCATCTCCATCCAATATCAGTTTCGGTAATACAGTTAAAAGACCTCAAGACATTAAATATGCATATTCAAAAGGTATCAAACTATTCGCAGTTGATTCTATAGAAGAAGTAGAAAAGGTTGCTGAACACGCACCTGGTTCTCAAGTCTTTGTCAGAGTTCTTGTCAGAAGTACTGAAGCAGAATGGCCTCTAAGTCGCAAGTTTGGTTGCAGTTCAAGTATGGTTCCTCAAGTTATGGAAGCTGCAAGAGATGCTGGTCTAGAAGTTGCTGGTTTAAGTTTTCATGTTGGAAGTCAAACTAGACATCCTCATATGTGGCTTGATACTTTGGATTTTGTTGAAAGTATCTGGAATTACAGCAAGGAACAAGGCTTTGATCTTTGGCTATTAAATGCAGGTGGTGGTTTCCCTAGTTATTATGGGGTTGACATAACAGATTCGGTAGAATATTGTGAAACACTAAACAAAGAAATCTATGATCGGTTTGCTGGACTGAAATATCTGATGATCGAACCAGGTCGTGGAATGGTTGCAAATCTAGGATCTATTGCATCTGAAGTACTTCTAGTCTCTACAAAGACACCTGGTGATCCAGTAAGATGGTTGTATCTAAATATCGGAAGATTTTCTGGTCTTGCAGAAACAGAAAAGGAAGCTATCAAGTATAGGTTCTTTATTCCTGGTAAAGATGCGGATGAGAAAATTGAATACATTATTGCAGGACCTACCTGTGATAGTGCTGATGTGCTTTATGAAGAACATAAAGTTCTATTATCAGAAAACTTAAAATGTGGTGATAAAATCATCATTGATAATACAGGTGCTTATACTACTACATACAGCACTGTAGCATTTAATGGGTTTCCACCGCTTGAAGTAATTGTAATTTAAGAATAGTGCCTCTGTAGCTCAACTGGATAGAGCTTCCGCCTTCGAAGCGGCAGGTTGTGGGTTCGAATCCTGCCAGGGGCACCATTTTCTAGTTGACAATTCAGTATAGTTAATATATACTGATTCTAACAAACAAGGAGTAAATTATGAATGAACAGCGCTATTATTGCTTTCCAGATATTCACGGTTGTAGTGATCTTCTGAGAGATGCGCTTTCATTTGTTTACAAGCAAAATCCAAATGGTGGTAAGATTATCTTTCTCGGTGACTATATTGACCGTGGACCAGATAATCTTGGTGTTATTACAACTATTATGAATCCACCAGAAGGCTGGGAATTTGTAACATTACTCGGAAACCACGAGGAAATGTTCATTGATTCTTATTTTCATGGCACACCATTCTATGATCCTAGAGCTGCTAAAGATATTGCAGGCTTTAAACAAGATGAATTTGTGATTTATGAACACGTCCGTCAAGGTATTGATCGGGCTATTATGGAGTGGATGTATAATTTAAAGATATGTCACATCGAAGATAAAAATGTCTTTGCACATGCATTCTATGATGATACTATTAGCCCAGAAGATCAAGTCTCTAGCAAATGTGTTTGGACCCGTATGGATGATTGGATGAAGTTCCCTAACAATAAACAAGGACTCTATTTGACTCACGGGCACACTCCACGTAAGCATGGTCCTGTGAAGTCTCCAAATAGAACCAACCTTGACTGTGGTGTTGTTTTCTATGGACGGTTGGTGATAGCTGAATATTACAAAGATGTTCAAGGACCTGTAGCATTCCATGAATTTACAACCTAAAATTTTGAATGCAAGAGAAGTTGGTACAAAACTAGAAGGTTCTGTATATTGTGGAAGACCATCTAAGTATGGAAATCCATTTAAGACAGGAATAGACGGTAATAGAACTGAAGTTATAGAAAAGCACCGAATATGGTTTTTATCAAACCAACCGTTAATAGACCAAGCAAAGAATGAATTGCGAGGAACAAATTTAATCTGCTGGTGTGCGCCAAAGTCATGTCACTGTGATATAATTTTGGAAGTAGCAAATCAAAGTGATCTATTCGGCTTTATGTAATAAATAAATTCGAAGTTTCCACCTATCGGTAGAGACTCAATCGAGGTTTTGGTGATTGAGCCAGCGTAGCAAATCAATCACTATTATAACTGAAGGGAGATAATGAGGTGACGCAATGTTTAAACAAAAACAAATCGAAGAATTAGTTAATCTTTTATATGGTCTTACTGCCGATACAAAAATTTACATTGGTACTGACTCTGTTCGTTTTAGAAAAGAAGGTCGTTGGTATGCAAAGTTTGCAAGTGTTTGTGTCGTCCACAAGAACGGTAATAAGGGCTGTAGAGTCTTTACATACCGTTCGATTGAACCAGACTATGACTTAAAGAAGAATCGTCCTTCATTACGACTGATGAATGAAGTCTACAAATCTTGTGAACTTTACAATCAACTCGCACCTTTTATTGATGAATTTGATGTCGAAATTCACGTCGACGTAAATACTGATCCCAAGCATGGTTCAAATTGTGTTGCTACACAGGCAGCAGGATATGTTCTTGGAGTGACTGGTGTGGAAGCAAAGATGAAACCTGACGCTTGGTGCGCAAGTTTTGGTGCAGATCACTATGTTAACAATTTTAATGTAAATTAATGGTTGACATATTCGGATGGATAGTATATACTGATTCTATAAGGTGAATAAAGGAACCGAAAATGACAACTATGAAGCTCCTGTCTCTCTGCGACGGCATGTCCAATATGGCTGCCACCCACTCGAATGACAAGATCTCGAATGCCCTTGCTCGGGTATCTCGTAAAATTGAGTCTATCGGAACCACAAAGTTCGCACCTGAACTTGATGAAATCGACATGAAGGTGGTTCAGTTCTATCTTCAACACAAGTAAGTGTTGCTTTATTGTAACACTTACTTCTATATTTAAAATGTACTATTTACTTTTTCTAAAAATGTAATATATAGTACATATAGGTGAAATAAAGGCTATACAATGATCAAAACCATTCTTGCTACCACAGCTATTTTGTGTGGTGCTTCCACCGCCTGTGCAGATGGTTATAATTCTCGTCAAGGTATTGTAGTTGATGTAGAAGCCGTATATAGCACAGACTATACATATAAAACTCAAGAACAATGTTTTGAACAACGAATTCCAATTTATGGAAACACACAAGGTTCGACTGGAGATGTTCTTGCGGGTGCACTTATTGGTGGTGCTATCGGAAATCAATTTGGATCAGGTGACGGTAAAGATGCCATGACTGTTCTTGGTGCAATTGTTGGTGCTGATACTGCCGGTCGTAATCGCCGGGCTGTTGTAGATTATGTCTATGAATGGCGGTGTGAACTTGTGGAAATTCCCCAAGAAACTCGAATGTTTCACCACTATCAAATAACATATGAAGTTGATGGTAACTATTATCGAGTAAATACCGATAGAATCTTTGAAATTGGTCAACGAATTACAGTAGAATGAATAATACAATTTTGAATAAAGAAGTTGCTCAAATTATTTACGAGCAAATTGACCCATGGATATTTCAAGCACCCGAAAAAACAAAAGATGATATTTTTGTTGATATTGAACAAGATATTAAGAGTGGAAAATCACTACCTCTAGAAAAAGATGGTTTTATCTTATACATTGTTCCGGAAACAAAATGGCTTGCAAGAGTACACATGTTTGCAAAAAACAATAGCCCTATAAAATCACTAAAGGCAGGTATATTCTTGACTGATTTAATCTTTAATAATTCTAAGGTAATGAAATTATATGGTATCACACCACTAAAATCTATGGTAAAAGTTTCCGAGAGAATCGGATGGAAACATGAAGGTACTATCACGAAATCCTTTATGACAAAAGAAGGTGATCTCAAAGATCAATATGTCTTTGGTATTACACGTGAAGAAAATAAACAATGGAGAGAAATAAAATGAAAACTATTATCCTTACCGCCGCGCTAGTTCTAGCTTCTACCGCTGTATTTGCTGCCGATTTTGAAAATAACAGCGTCGATCTTGTACTTGAGCGCGACAATATGACTTTTGGAATTTCTTCGACTGCTGGTCAAGCTAATGATCTTTCAGTTACTGTAACCGTACTTCCATATTCCGTAATGGGTGCAGATGCTGATCTAACTTTTGGTGCAAAGTATGGTATCCAATCAGAAGATATTACACTCACCGCAGCATATGGCCTTTCCAAAAATTTCGGCCAATTGAATGTATACGGTACCGCTGAAGCTGAATATACCATTGCATCTGGCGCTAATGAAGGTGCATGGGATGCCACTCCTACCGTTGGTGTCGGTTATCGTGTAAATGATAAACTTTCTGCTTACAGTCAAGTGTCATATACTTGGAATGCGAGTACCGATTGGACACAAGAAGGTGGTTCTGTAGAAGCTGGCGCACGTTACGCACTTAGTGACAATATTGCACTTACACCAAGTGTAGCACATAGCTTTGATACTGGTGCAGATGAAACCAATCTAAATCTTAAGCTTGCCCTTCAATTCTGATTCTATAACAAGGTTTGGTTCCCATAAATAAACCCGTGAGAGGCCTATGGTTAGCCTCTCATTTTTATATGGAGGTTCTTATGGGTATAAAAGCTGGAAAAATTTGGGGAAATACCGAATTAATACACGCAAACGGTGTTCTTGAGTTTCATAGAATTGAATTTAAATCAGGATTTAAATGCAGTGAACACGAACACAGATTTAAATGGAATGGATTCTTTGTTGAATCTGGTAAAATGCTAGTTCGTGTATGGCAAGATGCTGATCAAAAAGGCTTGGTTGATGAAACTATTCTTGGTCCAGGTGATTTTACACAAGTCAAACCCGGCAAGATTCATCAATTTGAAGGACTTGAAGATGGTGTTGCATTTGAATTATATTGGGCTGAATTTAATCATGATGATATTGTCCGCCGAAGTATAGGAAGTGAAATTTAAATTAATGATTATTATAGCAGGACCTTGTCAACACGAAAGTTTAAAACAATCATTAGAAATAGCAAAACATTGTTCTGATATATGCCGTAAGTACAATATAGATTATTATTTCAAAGCAAGTTTTGATAAAGCAAATAGAACAAGTATAAATGGTAAAAGAGGACTAGGTATTTCTAGGACTATTGATGATTTTAAGAAAATAAAGCAAGATTTACAAGATATTAAAATAGTTACAGATATTCATGAACAAGATCATATTTCTTATATTAAAGATGTTGTTGATGTAATACAAATACCTGCATTTTTATGTCGACAAACGGATTTAATACTTGCTGCTTGTGAAACAGGTAAAATAGTAAATATCAAGAAAGGTCAATTTCTGGCACCTTGGGATATCTCAGGAATACTTTCAAAAACAGCATCTGCAAAAGAAGTCTGGATAACTGAAAGAGGTACTAGTTTTGGTTATAATAATCTAGTAGTTGACTTTACTGGTATGCAATACATATTAGATAATTTTAATACTAAACTCGTATTTGATGCTACACATTCTGTTCAAAGACCTGGTGGCGCTGGAGATTCAAGTTCTGGTAATCGTAATTATGTACCAGGTCTATGTAGAGCTGCTAGCGCTATAGGTGTTTCTAATTTCTTTTTAGAAGTACACCCCGACCCTGATAATGCACCTTCTGATGGTCCTAATATGTTACATCTAGATAACTTTGAAAGTATAGTTCAACAAATTTTACAATTTCACTACGAGAAATTATAAACTTCTTGGATAGATAAATACTCCAAAATTGTTGGAGGATTAAATGGCTGATAAACCTAGACATGATTCAGAAGAAGAAAAACAAAGAAGATATGACAGAGGTTGAATTAAAAGAAGCCAATAGATACTTCTGGATTGTGAAAGGTCATCTTATCCCGGACTCTTGGCGCGAAAAAGAAATCATGAGTGTATATAATGGTTACTTTGATCGTATCTGGGGTAATCACGAAAATTGTGTACATGAATATGATTTTGAAGAAGCATATTTAAAAAGATGTAATAAATAACTATGTAGTGATGATATTCACTGAACACGTTCTGGACTCGGGGGCGGTACCCGAATCGTCCACCACAGATACCGGTCAGTTTATGGAACCCTTGGATGTATGAAGCATTGCTATCATATGGCGAGATAAGTTTATGTAAACAAGACGATCGGTATCTTTGCTGGGCGATAAATAGGATCGACAGGCGCACTAGGCAGGATGGAGCTACCCGGCGAAAGCTCGGTTAACGCAATAAAATAAGAAATGCAAATGAAAATTTCGCACCTAAGGCTTTTGCTCTAGCAGCATAAGTACTGTGGGTTGGCAACTTACCTAGAAACAGAAAAGTTGCATCACACATCACACAACATAGAAAGGTCTATTATGACATATGTAAATTTTCCAAAACTCCCAAACCAACAAGTAAATATTCTCCCGCATACAACACTTACTGTTTCAAAACCAACTGTATCACTTGCTGATGCGTTCAAGCCGAAACGCGCGGGTACAAAAACCTCTCATATTATCTTTGTTCTAGACGATTCTGGCTCAATGCAGTCCTGTCGTGCTGCAACGATCTCTGGCTATAACGAGTACCTACAAGCACAAAAGAAAGACGCAGTGGAGACGGGGATTCCAACCTTTGTTTCCCTTTATAAATTTGACGGTTCGTCTGTCAACAGTGTTTTCAGTCGTGTTACTGTAGATGAAGTTCAAGATCTTAATGAAAAAACATATGATCCACAAGGTACCACAAACCTTTATGATGCCATTGGTGGTGTCATGATGCAGATCAATAGTCAACTTTCTGCAAACAAGAAAGCAGATCGTGACTCTATCATTATCACTATCTTGACTGATGGTGCAGAAAATGCTTCCAGAACTTTCAATAATACTACAGTCAAACAAATGGTGGAAAAAGCAGAAGGTAAAAACTGGGGCTTTATGTTCCTCGGTGCAAATATCAATGCATTTGCTGCAGGTTCTGCACTTGGTTTCAATTCCAATAATACTATGCAATATGATACCGCTTCAATGGGTAACACAATGCGTTCTGCATCTGCTATGACGTCTCGTATGAAATCAGCTTATGCGACTGGTGAATATAGTGGCCACGACGGCGTGGCAGCTCTTTATGTGGCAACTGCTTTTACTGACCAAGAACGAACTGCTTCAGTATCAAAAGATGAATAATAAGAATCCCTTCGAAGTTCGACTTGATGTTTTGAAAATGGCACAAGAAATGCTAGACAGAGAAATGTTTTTGAAAGAGCAAAAATTCAATCAACAAGTTGAGACATTGCGAACTACAGACATTGGCGGAGTAAATAATTTTGTTGAACAAAACTCTCCTACAATGTATACACCAGAAGAAGTCATAACTCGTGCTTCTGCACTTTATAACTTTGTGTCATCGTCAACAAGAAAAGGTGAAGGCTCGTAAGGGCCTTCATTAATTTTACAAAACTATAATATAGAATTTATACGGCTGTTACAATTGTAGTATAAATTAGTCCTACAGGGGAAGCAAAATGCAGGCCTCTTAATATGGAGATATTGAATGAAAACAGTAATACTAAGTGCAGCATTAATTATAGCAGCGTCTACTGCATTTGCAAGAGACAATATCCAAGTAACAGGTTCATCAACTGTTCTACCTTATGCAACCATTGCTGCCGAAGCATTTGGAGAAAACTTTGAATTTCCATCACCGGTTGTCGAAGGGGGTGGTTCAGGTGCAGGTAGAAAGAAACTATGTGAAGGGACCGGTGAAAATACGGTAGATATTGCAAATAGTTCTTCTAAGATGAAAGATGAAGAATGGGCTGCATGTGAAGCAAAAGTAGGTAAAATTACTGAAGTTCGCATTGGGTATGATGGAATTGTATTTGCATCAAATATTGATAAACTAAATATTGATGATTTAACTCCACTGCAACTATACAATGCTTTACATGCTTCTAGTACTGCGCAAAGGTGGAATGAAGTTGATCCAGCTTTACCGGATGCTAAAATTCTTGCATTTATTCCAGGAACAAAACATGGAACACGAGAAGTATTTGATGTTAAAGTTATGGAACAAGGGTGTAAAGCAGCTCTTGGAGTTGAAAAATTAGACGATGACCAAAAGAAATCCTGCACTAAAACTCGCACAGATGGCGCTGCAGTTGATATTGACGGTGACTATACCGAAACTCTTGCTCGTCTAGATGCTAATCCAGCCGCGCTTGGTGTATTCGGCCTAAGTTTTTATCAAAACAATACAAGCAAGCTTGAGGTAGCAACTATTAATGGTATATTTCCAGACGTAGAAACAATCGCAAGTGGTGATTATCCTATCAGTCGCCCATTGTATTTCTATGTAAAGAATGCACACCTCCAAGTAATCCCAGGCCTCAAAGAATACATTGCATTTTTTGTCAGTGATGAAATGGCAGGACCAAATGGAGCGCTTGTTGCATACGGTTTAGTTCCTGATCCAGAACTTGCTGCAACACAAGCAGCAGTTGCTGATTTAAAATAATTTCACTGTAAATTATAAATAGAAGAGGGGATGAATGTCTCCTCTTCTTATTACATTTATACAACTGGGAAAAATTAAATAATGGCAAATAAAACAAAAAAAGATAAAAAAGGTCTTAAAACTAAAGCATCTAGTGACTTCACAGCTGGTACGGATATTAATCCACGAGCAAGTGCAAGTGTAAACAAAGAGGTAACTACTGAAACTACGGTCGGCGGAGTTAATTTAGAAGCTCATGCAGGTGCCGAAGCACATGCGACAGCAGGAACAGAAATAACTAATACAAGTGCTGCTGCATCTGCCGAAGTAGGTGTAAGTGCAGAAGCAGGAGCAAGTGCAACTTATGGTGACACATCAGTAGAAGCACATGCAGGTGCCGAAGCACATGCGACAGCAGGAGCTCAAGCAGGATTTACAGATGGTAATGCATATGCACAAGTCGGTGTTGAAGCGGGTGTAAGCGCAGAAGCGAGTGCTAGCATTAGTCAACAAGTTGGTGATGTTACGGTAAAAAATGAAACAACTGTTAAAGCAGAGGCAGGAGCAAGTGCTGGAGCTGACGTACAAGTTGGTAAAGATGGTGTTGCGGGTCATGCTGGTGCTGTCGCAGGTGCAAGTGTTGGTGTAGAAAATACAACCAGTGCATATGACAGTAATGGTAATGGAGCCAGTGCGGGCGCTGGTGCTAGTATAGGGGTTCAAGTAGGTGCTGAAGTCGGCGGCGGTGCCACTATGGATCATGGTGTTGCTACCGTTGGTGTAAGTGGTGAAGTTGCATTACTAGCGGGTGTTGAAGTTAATACTAGTGTCAGTGTTGATACTAAACCAGCACAAGTAGCAGTAGTAAATGTAGCAAATGATACTGCTAATGTAACTACTCAAGCTGCAACAACTGTAGTGAATACCGGAACTACTGTTGTAAATACTATTTCAGATGGTGCTAAAAACGTAGTAAAGAAACTGAAATTCTGGTAAAAAAATAAGAGGGATCAATTAAGTTCCCTCTTTATACAAGGAGACTAACATGAATAATGTAAACTTCATGATTGACTTTATACAATCCACCAAAAAACAATTTGTAAATGCAACTGTGACTGATGAAAGAATAAAGCAAGGTCTTTACAATTTTGTTGACAAACAATCAGAATTGTGTAAAATAATAACTAAGAATTTTGAAGATTTTACCAAAATTACACTCGATGGTTGCAAGGTTTCAAATATTTGCAAGCCATGAATAATTTAAAAGAATTGACACATGAACAGCACAAGAATGCTGAAAGGTCTCTTTTTGTAAAGAAATTACTCAAAAAAGAGATAACACCATATCAATATTATATCTATCTTTGTAATCAGTTCCTCATGTATACTACTTTAGAGACACATGCAACTGATGCCGGTGTTCTAATAGGTATTGAAGATATCAAGCGTGGAAATGCCATTGCAAAAGATCTAAAGGAACTCGAAAAGGAATATGGATTTGAGATTCCTATTCATTTGAAAAGTACTAGTGACTATATGCGCTATATTTACAAGATACACGAAGAGCCAGAAAAACTTTTGGCACATATATATGTTCGACATATGGGTGATCTTTCTGGTGGTCAGATTATAAAAAAATTTATACACGGTTCTGGTCAACACTATCAATTTGAGACCGATGTTAGTGAATTAAAAGAAAAAGTTCGGGCAAAGTTACATGATGGGCTTGCCGATGAAGCAAAAGTCTGCTTTAATATGATTAAAACATTCATGGAAGAATTGGAGAATAGCTTTGCCGATATGGGACCACCTAATAACGCTGCAACGTGATATCGAAGACATATTCGACAAAAATATGGTTCGATATGATGAAGAACACACCCAGCGGTTTAATCAAGCAGGATGGATTAATCGAACATGGAAGTCTGAAAAGTTTAGACGAGCACACATCGATGTTGTGGATGCGCGAGAAACCAAAAAGTTGTGGATGATGCACGTGTGTGTATTCCCACAACTGCAGTCCGGAGCTCCTATATATGGTTTCGATATTATATCGGGGCCGACAAAGATCACCGGCGCATTTCACGATTTTTCCCCAGCAAACCTTAATGACCCTGCACTCACATACTTTGCCGATGAAGTGTCTCAGTATACATGGGGTAAACAGCGAGAGTTGCCAGATTGGGCGAGAGCAATCTTCTCAGGGAATATGGTAGCAGCTGGCAACATCCAAACGGACGAAGAGTTGTATCGTCTTACATCACTAGTCATAGCAAACACGAAATGGTATGTTGAGAATATGCAGGTGATAGATGATATGCCTTCGTCGTATGCACATAATAAATATGCCCACTATCAAAAACAAAATCCCCATACACCTCGAACTATGAAGGCATTAGGTCTTGACGAGCAAGACGTTGATTTCTTTGTAAGCAAGTGTTTATTTCCCGAGATTATTTAAATGGTAGATACTGATGTTGATGCCTATCAGTCTTATTCGCATTTAAGACATTGGTACAATAAACTTTGGTTATCTGAACAACTTGGTTATAATTGCGGGCCTGCGGGCATAGCACCAAAAACTTCTGGATTTTATATCACTCGACCCATGATAAATTTATTGGGTATGGGTGTCGGAGCGAAGAAAATATGGATTGACACTGATGATTGCACTAAAGTACCACCTGGTTATTTTTGGTGTGAATGGTTTTATGGTAATCAGTATTCAGTGACATATCAATGGAAGGACTATCCTGGTGGATGGGAGCCAATATCGTGCTGGCAAGGTATTAAGGAAGATGAAAACCTTTCAAAATTTACAAAGTGGATTAGAACAGATTTTTACCCTAATATTGGAATAATGTTTCATGAACTAGCAGATCTTGATAAGATTAATATAGAATATATTGATGATAAAATAATCGAAGTACATTTAAGAACATCACCTGATCCAGACTACAATGAACTGATACCTGTTTGGAAGGGCGATGAGGAAGTAGTTGACAAATATACAAAATTAGGTTATAGTTATATTATTAACTACGATGGTGCCGCCGGGTTTTTAGATCTTCCCAGGATCGGTTTTTTAGTTAAAAATTAATGGAAGGAAAGTTATGCTATTAAAAACTATATTTAAAGAAAGCGATCACGGTCAATATCGTGCAGAAATTCATCAAGAAACCGAAACAGACTATTACATAGAGTATTATAGTCCAGCCGGAAGTATTAAAAAAGTACCATATAAAAATTCTTCAGTCTTGTTTGTCGAAAGTATGGCATCTAATTGGTTAGGCTCAATTCAGGTTCTTAACGGATGATAGAAACACAAACTCCTGAAAAGATTCATTTTGAAATTGCAAGAATGCTTTCAATGGGAGTTCCCTATATTGATGCATTGGTTGAATATGCCAAAACACGAAATGTTGAAATAGAAACAATTGCAGAAATTGTGAAAAAATCAACTGTAATGAAAGAAAAGATTAGATCCGAAGCTATTAATATGAAATTGGTGAAAAAAGATAAAAATGACAATAAACTATGCGACTGATGAATCGTTTCGTGTTTATGTCGATTATCTGGCACTGAAGCGACATTTTACTACTGATAGTTACGATTACCAAAAATATAATGGAAAAGTAAGAGCATCATTTGATAGTTTTTCCACTAGAAATGATGTTTTCTTTTTCTATAAACTATCAAAGAAAAAAGATTGGCATAATATGATATTGGCTAATATACTTAAAAACCCAAACATCTGGGTAAGAGAAATATTAGAAGAAAATGCCGAAACTATTTTTGCTGAATGGGAAGGCAGAATTGACTCAATAACATACATATTCAAAAATGATCTCTCTAGATTAAAAGAGAATTATGCAGAGAATTTTATCCCTGTTAATGGTCAGCACCCATATGTAATATCACTATATTTACAAAACAAAATATCCATTGAAACGTTTACAATTTTAGCAAACATTTCAAATGTTTATGAACGATGGTCAAAGGAAGTAGTTGACAAAATCGTGGCAGGTGATATTATTAGACTATCCAAAAAATATTATCCATTTTTGGAAATAAATCGAAAAAAATTTTCAGATATTGTCAAAGAACACTTTTTCGAGTAATAAATAAACTCGTAATGATAAAATAAACATTACGATACATTGTAAACAATTGCATATAATGCTATATAAGGAGAAACACTATGGCTGTAGATTTTCAAGCACTAAAGAAGAACCGTTCAAATTCACTCGAGAAACTGAACCAACAGCTCACAAAAATCAGTTCCAAATCATATGCCGATCCAAATGAAGGTAAATATTGGAAACCGACTCGAGACTCAGCAGGTAATGGTTTTGCGATTATTCGCTTTCTAGACTCACCAGAAGGCGAGGATATGCCATTCGTACGTCTATGGGACCACGGGTTTAAAGGTCCTGGTGGTTGGTATATCGAAAATTCACTTACGACAGTTGGTCAACCAGACCCAGTATCTGAACTAAATACCAAACTATGGAATGTGAGTACTGACGATAGTGCTCCAGAACGTAAACAAGCACGTGACCAGAAACGCAGACTTCATTACATCTCTAACGTATATATCGTTAAGGATTCTGGCAACCCAGAAAATGATGGCAAGGTATTCTTGTTTAAATATGGCAAGAAGATCTGGGACAAACTCAATGATCTTATGAATCCTTCATTCGAAGATGAAAAGCCTGTTAACCCATTCGATCTATGGGAAGGTGCTAACTTCCGATTGAAAATCCGGGTGTTTGAAGGTTATCCAAACTATGATAAATCTGAATTTGATTCATCGTCTGCTTTCTTCGAAGATGATTCTGAAATTGAAAGAGTATGGAAACAATCACATTCTCTCAAGGATGTCATTGATCCAAAGAACTTCAAACCATATGATGAACTAAAGGCAAAACTTCATCGTGTACTTGGCATTGTTGGTGCTGATGCCGATCTTCGCTCCAATGCTGCGTCTTCAGCAGAGGAAGATCTATATGGTGAACTCGATATGAGTAAAGCACAGGCCCCTAAAAAAGAGACACCTGCAGCTCCAATGAAAGAACAAGCCGCTTCAACTGACGAAGATGAAGATGATCTAGAGTTCTTCAGAAACCTTTCAAAGACCTAAAATCACAACTTAAAGATGGAGAGGGTTAATTCCCTCTCCAATTAACATTCACTCGATTCAATCGAGTTTATTGTATACTTTAATGAGAGGATATACACATGAAAAAAGAGGCTAAAATAGAAGACTTTGATTTTGGTTTTAGTTTTGCTGATGAAGAAGTACATGAGGTCAAGGAAAGCCTAGGGGCAGTTATCCGCGGTGATAAAGAAAAAATAGAAGATTTAGAAGATAGACTCAAACTTCTATATTCATCAATTATTCCTTTCTTGGATAATCTTTGTAAAAATCCAGAAAAATCAACAATACATTGGCCAAACAGAGTTGAAAAAATCCAAGAATATAAAGAAAAATTAAAACGAATTGTAGAAGGAATTCATAGATGAGTCTATTAGAAAAAATGTTAAAAGCAGGTAATATCAAAGCTGCATCAGTACTTTCCAAATCAACATTCTTTAACGCTAAAGATATAATCCCTACAGATCTTCCGATCTTAAACATTGCATTCAGTGGTTCACTTGAAGGTGGTTTGCTACCAGGTCTAACAGTAGTTGCTGGTGCTTCGAAGAGCTTTAAAACCATGCTATCACTATATTGTATGAAAGCATATCTTGATAAGTATAAAGAAGGTGTTGCTATTCTTTATGACTCAGAATTTGGTATCACGCCCGATTATCTTGAAAGTTTTAATATTGATAGTAACCGCGTTATTCACATACCACTTGAAAATGTTGAACAGCTTAAATTTGATATTGTCCAACGTCTACAAGAAGTAGATAAAAAGGATAATGTCTTTATTATGATTGACTCTATCGGTAACCTTGCTTCCAAGAAAGAAGTAGAAGATGCAGAAAATGAAAAGTCAGTTGCTGATATGTCACGTGCAAAGAGTCTAAAATCTTTGTTCCGCATTATCACTCCGCACTTGACTACAAAGAATATCCCATGTCTTGCCGTCAATCATATCTATCAGGAAATGGGTCTTTATCCAAAGGCTATTGTTTCTGGTGGTTGTGTTGTTGCGGGTACTGAAATACAAACACCAGACGGGTTGAAAAAGGTAGAAGATTTTAATGTGGGTGAAAAAGTTATTACACTCAGTGGCGAGCAAATTGTGACTCACGTGTGGAACCCAGATACTCTAGAAGATGGTATGCCAGAGTGTTATGAAATTACATTTGAGGATGGTTATACAGTTACTGTTTCCGATAAGCATAAGTTTTTAGTTAATGGTAAATGGGTAGAAGCCAAAGATCTAACAGTAGGAATTGATTGCACAGTTCTTTAAATTTATAAATACAGGTATCTACTATACTGTTAACTAAGGATACCAAAATGCACTGTGTATATAAACTTACTTTTACAAAACGCAAAGAAAGAGGCGAAGAACCATATATGTATATAGGTTCTAAATCAAATTCAACACTATTTGAGGGTGTTATTTATGATAAAAGAAATAAACCATACTATGGTTCTTCGACTTATAAATTTTTTAAAGATTACATAAATGAAGATATTATTGAAACTGAAATTTTAGCCACGTTTGAAGATTATAAAGAAACATTAAAGTATGAGTATGAAATACAAAAACACTTAGATGTTGTTGCAGATACAGAATATTTTAATTTATCATTAGCATCAGTAAATACTTTTAGTGATTCAGATTACGCAACATATAAAAATACCAGAACAGGTAAAACAGTAAGGTTGCCAAGAAATCATAAAAAAGTTCTAAACGGTGAATATGTAGGTGTTTCTAAAGGTACTATTTTAACCTCAGAGGAAAGAAAGAAAAGAGGATCTTCGGGTGATAAAAATGGATTTTATGGAAAAACTCATTCTGACGAAACTAGAAGTAAAATTGCAATCGCCAATAGCAGAGAAACTAGGTCTCCTGAGAAAGTTCAAGAATGGATTGAAAATATAGCAAAAAAACCTAAATCTGAAGAACATAAAAAGAAAATAGGAAGAAAAAATCTTATTATGTTAAAAAATAAAGAAACAGGTGCAACTGTAAGAATCCATAAAGATTTATCAGATTCATATGACAAAAAACTGTGGGTTAATCCTTACACATTATCAGAAAAAAAATCCACTGGTAGCAAATGGATTAATAATGGTATAGAAAACATAAAGATAAAGTCAGAAAAAGAATTGCCAGAAGGGTGGAAGTTCGGTAGACTTTATCAGGGTTGGAATAACAACAAAAGGAAAAAAGATGAAAATATCGCAAATTAAAAGTGTAGGTAAAAAGCCTGTTTACGATTTATCTGTAAACGAAGTCGAACATTATATTCTAAGAAATGGAGTAGTAACACATAATACTGGTATCTATTACTCGGCCAACCAAATCTTTATCATCTCCAAATCACAGGAGAAAGATGGAACTGAACTCGCGGGTTTCAAATTTACTATCAACATTGAAAAGTCTCGTTATGTCAAGGAAAAGTCAAAGCTTCCATTCAGTGTATTCTTTGACAGCGGTATCTATAAATGGTCCTCACTATTTGAGCTTGCTCAAGAATCTGGACACATTATTAAACCAAAAGTTGGTTGGTATCAGACTGTGGATATGGAAACCGGTGAAATCTCTGAAAAGAGTTATCGTGCAAAAGACATTGAGAATAATGATGCATACTTTGAAAATCTAATCAAAGACAAAGTTTTTAAAGACTATGTTGAACGTAAGTTTAAATTGACTGGTGGTGGATCTGGTGGATCACAAACACGTATTGACGATGATGAAGAAGATGTTGACATCGACGAATAAGTATGTTATTATGATTTAAGACTGCTCTGATCAGCAATGATCAGAGCATAATTTGTTTCCAAAGAGGTGGTTTATGATAGAAAAGACAATTATTTCGAATCTTTTATTTAATGAAGAATTTTCCCGCAAGGTTTTCCCTTATATTAAAGATGAGTATTTCGATGAAAATACGCACAAAAAGATCTTTTCTACTTATTCGGAGTATGTAGAAAAGTATAAAGAACCTCCGTCGATTGAAGCACTTAAAATTTCCATTGACAATCGAAAAGACTTGAATGAAGATGCATATAAAGAGGTATGCAAATCTATTGATGAACTTGCTATTGATAATAATACAAATCAAGAATGGCTCTTAAGTGAAACAGAAAAATTCTGTCAAGACAAAGATCTTTATAACTCAATCCGCAAAGCAATTCTAATTCTAGATGGTCAAGATAAAGATTTTGATAAAGGTGCTCTACCTAAACTATTATCAGATTCATTGGGTATCAGTTTTGACAGCAGTGTAGGTCACGATTTTCTTGAGGATTTTGATGATCGGTATGAATATTATCACAGAAAAGAAGAGCGTCTATCATTTGACATTGATATCTTCAATAAAATTACAAAAGGTGGCCTTCCAAGAAAGTCAATGACAGTTTTACTTGCTACGACTGGTGGTGGTAAATCACTTATTAAATGTCACTTGGCAGCGACAAGTTTGATGTTCGGAAGAAATGTTTTATATATTACAATGGAACTACCCGAGGAAGAAGTTGCCCGCCGAATAGATGCTAATTTATTAGATACTAGACTTGATGATTTATTGGTATTACCAAAGGAAGTATACCAATCTCGTGTCAATAAAATCAAAAGTAAAACACCTGGTAAATTAATCATCAAAGAATATCCAACTGGTTCTGCACATTCTGGACATTTTCGACATCTATTAAACGAACTTAGACTCAAGAAAAATTTTACGCCGGATATCATCTTTATTGACTATTTAAATATCTGTTCGTCATCTCGTGTCAAAGGTGCTGCTTCTGCAAATTCATACACATTGGTTAAATCTATTGCCGAAGAAGTTCGTGGTCTTGCAATGGAATTTGGTGTTGCTATTGTCACATCATCACAATTTAACCGTAGCGCGTATGACAGTTCTGATGTTGACTTGTCCAATACATCAGAATCCATGGGTATAGCTCATACAGCTGATGCTATTTTTGGTTTAATCAGTAATGAGGAACTTGAAGAACGTAAACAATTGATGATAAAACAATTGAAAAACCGATGGGGTGATTTATCATATTACAAGAGATTCATGGTTGGTATCGACCGTGCAAAAATGAAAATCTTTGATCTGGAGGAAGATGCACAAAACAAAGTAATGTCTGAAAGTAAAACTACCAAAGATGAAGATAAACCTGTATTTGACAAAAGTGCATTTAATGATGAATGGGCTGATGTGTCAAGTAAACGGAAAAAGAAATTGAAAGAAGCAGAGGATATATTGTGAGTTATATTGTAAAAAAGACTAATGCAGCCGCCGCATATAACATCTATGAAAAAGGTGGTGATGTACTTATTGAATTATCATTTGAGGAAAAGAAAGCAAAAGATCTTTGCCGAAAACTAAATCTTGGCTCTGGCTTTAATGGCTGGACTCCAATGTTCTTTGCAGTAAAACATGAGTTTCATCAAGGAACTTAATTTTTTTTACTTTATAAATAAGTAAAAAATAGGAGTTTATCTAATGTTGAGATTTAAATCTTTTATGCATCTTGATGAGGAAACTAAAAATTCTGTTTCTAATAATACTAAAGGTGTCATGCATGAATTATTAACTGGATATCATTTAAACGGTGGTAAACACATGACTCACCATAAAGATTCAAATGGTTATAGTCCAGAAGAAGCACATGATAAATTAAAAGCTTCAATGCACCCTGATGATTATAAAAAAGCAAATGATAGAGCTAAAGCGGCAGCAGACAACATAAAAACAAAATTACCTGCGGGCCATACAATACACCAAGTTCAATGGACTTCAAAACCTGGTGACATACATAGATCTACTGGTATTCATTCTACTCAAAAAGAAGATCCTTCTGATCTTATGATTCATACTAAAAAGAAATCTTCAGATAAACCGACATATCACGGAGTTAGTCTAAAAGTATCTGATAATTCTAATAAAAATATAACAACTTCTAATTTAGGTATTGAATCTGCTGGTTCCAAAGCTAAAGAAATGCACGAAAAACATAAAAGTGATATTCTTAAAGACTATCCTAACTTAAATAAAAATAATAGAGATGATAGAAAAGCAGAATTAAATTCAAATCCGGCAGTAAAAGCTGATATCATAAGCCGCAATAAAAAATTATTACGTACTATTGCAGGTGAACACGGCGCTGAATTACAACAAAAATTAGATAGCGGACAACATAAAGAAGTGGTTAATCACATTCGTGATGTTTTAAAGGCAAGAAATACACCTTTACAAAATGCAGGTCATAATTTTATAAAACATACTACATATAAAACTGCCAAAGGTATCCAACATCATACCTCACACCCAGAATCAGAACATGAACACATTCTTAATGATCCTAAAAATATTACAGTAAAAACAAATGGTTCTATTACTAGTTTTTATCACAACGATAAGAAATTTGCAACACAGACCCATAAATTTCAGTCTCAAAGTGATCCACTTTCTTCTATAGGGAGTACTTGCCTCCAAACTGGTAAATTAGTATAATTTAAAGTAGTAAATAAATGCAATCATTTAAACAATTCATTACTGAGCAATCTAATGGAAAGGGTCTCACAATATTTGATATTGATGAGACTCTATTTCGTACTAAAGCACTCGTCAAGATAATGAAAGACGGAAAACTAGTAAGAACCCTTGACAATCAACAATACAATGAATATAAAATAAAACCAGGTGAAACATACGACTATGGTGAATTTAGAAGTGCCGAAATTTTTCACGATACTTCAATTCCAATTTGGTCTATGATCAAAAAAGCAAAGGCAATTATTAAGAATGCAGTCAATGTGGGATCAAAGGTTATTATTGTCACTGCAAGACCAGATTTTGATAACAAGAACAAGTTCCTTGATACATTCCGTAGATATGGAATTGACATTGACAAAGTTTATGTCGAACGATCAGGTAATCTAAACCTTGGTTCATCTGCTAAAAACAAGAGGTTTATTTTCCATAAATACTTGCGTGGTGGTAAATATGAAAGAGTCAGGTTCTTTGATGATGCAATGCCCAATATTACTATGTTTAAGGCTCTTGCAAAAAATTATCCTAATATAACATTCGAAGCATATCATGTCCAACATGATGGATCGGTAAGGAAAGTATAATGCTATCATTCAAACAGTATCTAGAAGAAGAAAAAAATTCACATATGGTGCATCTTGCTGATGCAATCATTGATGGCGGTGTTGAAGGTACTCGTCAAGCAATTAATCATTTGAGAGTTCTAAGAGATACACTTGCCGGTCATACTAAAACCCCAATGAATATTTCTACTAAGTGGGATGGTGCCCCTGCAGTTTTTGCAGGTATTGATCCAACTGATGGTAAATTCTTTGTGGCAAAGAAAGGTATCTTTAACAAGAACCCAAAAGTCTATAAAACTAATGCAGACGTTGATGCAGATACATCAGGTGATTTAAACACAAAATTGAAATTAGCTCTTGCTGAGTTGCCAAAACTTGGTATTAAGGGCGTGATACAGGGTGATTTTCTTTATGCGCGCGAAGATATTAAAGAAGTTAACATTGATGGAGAATCGTATATTACTTTTCATCCTAACACGATTGTTTATGCGGTACCAAAAACAAGCGATCTTGCTAAACAAATACTTGGATCCAAAATCGGTGTGGTATGGCACACAACATACGGAGGAGACTCTTTTGAATCAATGTCAGCGAGTTTTGGACAGGAGATTGCAACAAATCTCAAAAAAGTAAAAACTGTCTGGTCTGTTGATGCTGTATTTAAGGATGTTTCTGGTAGTGCTACAATGACTGCTGAAGAAACAAAGCACGTAACTGCTCTTCTTTCAGATGCAGGAAAAATATTTGCAAAGATAAAAAGACCAGTATTGGATGGACTTTCAGATAATGAAGAGCGTAGAATCCGTGTTAATGCTTTCATTAATGTCAAAGTGAGAGAAGGCCAGAGAATCGGTGACCCCAAGAAATTTATCGCTGATATGATTAAATATATAGAAGATTATTATCAGAAAGACGCAGACAAAAAGAAGTCAGATGCTGGTAAAGAATCTTCATTTAAAAAGCGTGATGAGATACTTTCATACTTCAAGGAACATGGGTCTGATGTTGTCGATGTTTTCCGTATCTATAATATTGTAGACGAAGTTAAGTACATACTATTGGATAAACTCAATAGAGTAAATAATATGAGAACATTTCTTAAAACCAAGGATGGCTATGAAGTAACAGGTCAAGAAGGTTTTGTTGCTATTGATCATCTCGGTAAAAATGCACTGAAATTAGTAGATAGATTGCAATTTAGCAAAGCAAACTTCTCACCTGAATATATCAAAGGATGGCAAAGATGAGCGCACTAAACGAATTTAAAAAACTTCTTGCTGAAGCTAATAAACTTCAAAATAAAGAGATTAAAGAAGTTAAAGAATCAAAAGAAACTAGTATTAGTTTAACTCCGCAAACTAATATTCAAGTGAATGAAGAAGAAACAATTGCACAAAAAACTGCAAAATATCTTACTAAAAAGAGTGATGATATTCCTGCAACACCTGCAAATATTGAAAAGCAAAGATGGGATGACCCACTTCGTAAAAGTTCTACTGAAAAGTTTATAACATTTAAGGAAATGGACGACCATTATGGTCTATTCCTGCAGCGAATCCAACAGCAGATGTCAACCATGGGTGGTGGCGGTGAAGTTAAATTTGCTAGATTAGATGATATTAATTCAGCATCTGTTGGATTAAACAAATATTTAACATATGATCAAAATACTAGAAAATTCTATTTTGATACTGTAGGAATCAGCGATGGTCTTTACCTGAATACAGATAATGAAGTTACTCTTTCTGTTGCATCACCAACAGTACTCGGTGGAATAAAAATAGGACAAGCATTTGAGATTGACGGTTCTAACGCGTTACAGATTATAGTAGCAACTAATACAGATCTTGGCGGTGTTAAACTGGGCCCAGGTGTTACAGTTAATGATCAAGATCAAATTATTATTGATTCTACTGGATTAGATTTCTCATTCGGTGATTTTGCAGCCACAGTAGGTACATATACATCTAATACCGAATATGCCATTCTAAAAGCAATAAATGATGATGAAGATGTAGTTATTGCATCCAATGGCATTGGCAGTATTAACGTAGTTGGACAATTTCATGTACACCCAACTAATGGATCACTTACCGAGATTTTAGAAGAAGAGCCAGTGTTTGCAGTCAAATCAGATGGTCAAGTTAAGATGTTGGTGCCAACTATTGATAGTATCGAAGGTGCCGTGAGTATAGTAGGTAGTGCAACTGGCGCATTTATATCTCCTCTCAACACTGGAGTTATGCTACACATAACAGGACAGTATGATACTCCTGGCATCCCATCAAGAATTTACAATGATAGTCAAAATGCGTTTGCAGCATTTGTTGCTCGTCGGTTTAACGGTACAGTTGCCGCTCCTACAGCAGTATTGGCTGACGAAGAGATCATGCGTATCAGTGGAACAGCGCATGACGGTACATCTATCCCAGGCGCTGGAAATACTCGGATTATTTACAAGGCAATTGGAAATCAAACATTGACTAATCACGGCGGTGCCATTGAGTTGTGGACTACCCCATTAAACTCTACTACACTTGCCAAAATTGCAACAGTAGACAGCATAGGGATTACACTCGAATCGGGTAAGGTATTATCGGGTAATGTTACTGGGAATGTGTCAGGAACTGCCGGTTCAGTAGCAGCTGCTAATATTACTGGAACGACACTAGCAAGCAATGTAGTTACAAGTAGTCTAACCACAGTAGGTACATTGACTAATCTAACAGTCACAAATACTATTTCTGGTTCAATTAATGGTAATGCAAACACTGCTACTACTTCTACAAATCTTTCTGCTGCCACTAGTATACTTGCTGGTTCTGTATCAATAGACCCTGCTTCAATTAATAAAACATCAGCTAGTACATTAACGTTTACTGTAAGCGGATTAACAACTAATCACAAAATTGTGATAACTTCTGGAACTGCATTACCTTATGGATTAATGATCGCAGGAGCATGGGTTTCTGCTGCAGATACACTTAGTATAGAGTTTCATAACTATGGCGGCAACGTTGACCAAGGCGCAACTACTATACAGTATTTTGCCTGGGTATAATTTAAATGGGAGAATTAGAAGTAAGAGGCAGCTGTGTTACTGACAAGTGTGGTGCAGTATGTTGCAAATTTCGTGTCTATGATGATGTAGACAAAACAAAGTTTACTCTAAGATGGTGTGAACATTTCAATCAAGAAACCATTCGTTGTAATATATATGAAACTAGGCCAGAAGGTTGTCGAAGATATCCAGATGTGATGTCATTAGTATCATTTCCTAAATATGAAGGATGTAATTATTATCTTGCTGATGTAAGTGATCCGATCCTGCCATAACATAACCGAATACCTGCCTTTCAGGAATGTCAATACTCATTACCTATTCTTGTGTTATAATGTCTATAAATAAGGGCGTATGACACACAGAGTAGGAGACAGACATGCTAAGAGCAATAATTGCTGCTTATAAAAAACACTTAATGTATACTAGAACTCTTAAAGAGTTATCAGTACTTTCCGACAGAGAATTACATGATCTAGGTATTACAAGATCAGATATTCAATCTGTTGCACACGATGCAACAGATGGCGAAGAAATTAAATTTGAGTTTAAACCTTTTCGTGACTTTTTTAAAGTAAAGACCGAAAAGAATAAAATTGATGAATATCTAGCAGAATCCGCAAATGTAGTAGATCTTGAAAATAGACTTAAAGATCTAGATAGAGGTCTTGCACCATGGCAAGTAAGAGCTAGAAACCTTTCACATGGTTGGGCACAATGATAGATCCAGATCACTCAGTATTTCGCACACCGTGTGAAAAGAAAAAAGGTGGTAAATAATGTCACACATTCCTTATTACGGCGAAGATGAAAAAGAAGAGAAAAAGAAGAAATGAGCATTTCAGATATAGGTATTATAGAATACTATAAAATAGAGTATCATAGAGAATGGTACGGTGCCTGGCAAAATGGTATCAAATTAACCGCTAAAGATATTAGAGACAGACTTGGAATAAAGTAATACTATACACAAAAGAATAAATATAAGGTGGGATAAACTCCACCTTTTTTTTATTTTACTGATGAGATTAATTATACATGAAAGAATGGTTTGAAGGTAAAACAGTTGCTATTGTTGGGAATGCTGAATCTCTTATAAGACAGCGATATGGTCAAGAAATAGATCAAGCCGAAGTAGTAGTTCGTATTAACAGAGGCGGTTATAGGTTCTCAGATTTTCCGGTACAAATGGGCACTAAACTTGATGTCTGGTGTATGCAGAATGGCAGACAAAATAAGCCATTTGTAACCAGAACTAAAGCACATAAAATGCAGATGGATACAATCGATGTATCTCCGCATTTTATAGATTTGGTAGATTTGGTATATACCAAAGAAATGTGTAAAGAACTTTCATCTAATTTAAGTAAAAAACCTTCGACTGGATTAAGAGTTCTGGATTATGTATATCGTTCGGATCCAAAAGAAGTAAAGGTTTATGGATTTGATTGGAAAGAAACATTTTCATGGCACGAAAAAAGAGTGTGTGTAGCACACAGTTTTAAAGAAGAAAAAGATTACTGTGAAAAAGTTTTTTTTGCAAAATCTTGGTTTATAGTGAGAAAATAATGCAACATTTTAGTACTAATGTATATTCATCAACTGATAGAAATGGTAAATTTAAAAAATATGATGATATTATTAAAACATTTCCAAATAGTAGATTAATAAAAGAAATAAATTACAGTGAATCCGATTTAGCAATAATATATAGTTGGATGACAGAAAGAAAATCTATTGCAGGTGAAAAACCTGCTAAAACCAGTATAAAAATGTTTAAAAAGGAAATAATAAATAAGCAATTAAAATCTTCAAATCATGTTATGGCTATTGATAATAGTCTTTTTGTCTATAAAGATCAATCATATAGATATAATTATCTAAGATATAGTATGGATGGTGTGTATGCAAATACCGGTTACTATTTTGATAGAGATGTTGATAAAACTAGATGGGAAACAATAAAGAAAGATTTATCTATCGAGGTAAAGCCTTGGAGAAAATCAGGTAATCATGTTCTTTTGTGTTTACAAAGAACAAATGGATTTTCATTTAATTATGAAAAAGGTATTATTAACTGGTTAACACAAACTATTTTGGATATATCTAAAGTCACAGATAGAAAAATAGTAATAAGAAAACACCCAGGTGATGGGCGGTTACATACTGCAGTTGAACATGTGATGGCAAGTTACAAAACAAAAATTAAAAATATGATTCGTGCAACATCAAATACTAGAATAGAAGAAGATCTAAAAGATGCATGGTGCTGTATAGTATATAATAGTTCACCTTCAGTTGTTAGTACTATTGAAGGTATACCTGTATTTTTATTAGATCTTGATCCAAAAAAGAGTCAAGCATATCCTATGTCAAATATAAATCTTGGTTTAATTGAAAATCCAGATATGCCAGATAATAGACAAGAATGGTTAGAGCGTTTAGCAATGTCGCATTTTAGTTATGATGATATTGGAAAAGGTTTATTATATAAAGCAGCATATAAATTTTTTGAGGAAAAAAATGCAAGGGTTTAAAGAGATAAATGGTAATCTAATTCATGAAACTGCAATAATTGAATGGGATGTAGTTGACATAGGTAAAGGTAATATAATATACCCCTATGTTACAATTGGGTTTGATGCTGTTCATATGCGAGAGAAATCTGACGGCATTGTAAAGATAGGAAATAACAATGTTATTAGAGAGTATTGTTCAATAAATAAACCAACTGTTTTATCTAAAGTAACTGAAATAGGTTCTAATAATTATTTAATGATGTATTCATATGTAGCACATGATTGCATAGTAGAAGATAATACTACTATATCAAATTCCGTGCAGATCGGCGGGCATTGTAGAATAATGAAAAATGCTAATATAGGTTTTGGTTGTATGATACACCAATTTCAAGTGATTGGATCTTATTCAATGTTAGGTATGGGAACAATTGTTACTAAAAAGAGTACAATATTACCAGGAAATACATACGTTGGTTCACCTGCAAAATATTTAAAGAAAAATACAATTGCATTGACTAGAAATAGTATAGATGAAGCAATGTTAGACGTTGAAATAAATAGATATCAACAACTTCGAAAGTTAAATTAAATGTTTTTATTATTAGGTCATGGTTATTGGGGTAAAAATATAGCAAGAACATTCAATAAAGAATTATATGCTATATGTGAATCTAATCACTCAATACATCCACAATTAAAAGAATTATATCCACATGCAATCATTTATGATAATTTTGATTTAGCATTAAATGATGTTAATATCAAAGCAGTACTTATAGCGACAAAAGCTGCTACACACTTTGATTTTGCTAAAAAGGCAATAGTAACAGGCAAACATGTGTGGATTGAAAAACCTGCGTGCACATCTTTAACTGAAATAAATGAACTTATTGTTCTATCTGAGAACATGGGAGTAAAAGTTTTTGTTGATCATATTATGTGCCATGACTCTACAATACAACACATAAAAGAAAATATTGATTTTGGTGAACCTTTATATTTTGAAAGTTATAGATTACACCAAGGTCTATTTCAACCGGATGTTGATGTACTATATGATTTAGCAATTCATGATTTGAGTATCATTGATTTTCTTTTTCCAAATCAAAAACTTATTTCTAAGACTGAAATAAAGAATTATCATGTAAATATATTATCAGATCACGCTATAATAAATTTAAAATTTGAAAGTGGTTTTAGAGCAACTATTACATGTAGTTGGGTATCTCCGATTAAACAACGACAAATTTTTATTGCTGGTTCAAAATTGCTTTTAAATTATCTAGATGGTCGCTGTAATGTTTTAAATATTGATAAACCAATAGATGAAAACTTTTCATTTGAAAATTGTAAAAATGGAATTGAATTAAAAATTAAACAAATGCCTGGTTTAGAAATGGCTAAACAAGCATTTATAAATGGTATTGCTAATAATGACAATATGATTAGTGATATCTATCAGGCAAGAAGGATACAAAAATGGCTGGAATAATACCATTCTTTAATCTACAAGCAATACATAAAGATTGTATTAATGAATTAAATGCTAGTGCAGAAACAATAATACAAAGTGGTAACTACATTTTAGGTACATCAAAGTTTGAAGAAGAATTTGCAAATTTTGTAGGTTCATCATATTCTGCATGTGTTGCTAGTGGTACTGCAGCACTTCATCTTGCAATCAAAGCATTAAACATAAAACCAGGTGATGAAATAATTACAGTTGGATATACATTCAGAGCAACTGTTTCTGCAATAATGTATGAAGGTGCAATACCAGTATATGTAGATATAGATCCAGAAACATTTTGCATGGATGTTTCAAAGGTTGAAGAAAAAATCACAGAGAAGACCAAGTGTATCATACCAGTGCATTTATTTGGTAATGCGGTAGATATGCCAGAACTTATGAAAATAGCAGATAAGTATGGTATACCTGTAATAGAAGATTGCAGTCAGGCACATGGTACTACTATAAATGATAAACACGTTGGAACATTCGGTGATATAGGTACTTTTAGTTTTTATCCAAGTAAAAATATAGGTGCACTTGGAGATGCAGGATGCATAATCACAAATAATGAAAAACATTATGATAAAGTCAAACGATTACGGAATTGGGAAGTTGGAGATATTGGTTATAACTATAGAATGGATAATATTCAAGCAGAATTTCTATCCGTAAAACTTAAACATTATAGTCGCGTCATGTCTGCAAAGAAAGATATTGCAGGAGAATATAGCAAATATTTTAGTAATATAAAAACTAAACCTGGCGTAAATCATTCTTATAACATTTATACTATTTTAGTAAATAATAGAGAAGATGTTATAAGTAAAATTAGTAGTAAATTACAGACTAGAGTATATTATGATATTCCCGTAAGTTCACAAAGTCCTTACATATTTAATACAAGCGGCTTAGAAAACACAAATAAACTCGCAAAGAAACAACTTAGTCTTCCGATATATCCAAATCTTGATGTAAATACAGTTATTGAAATAATTAAGGAAACCATAGATGATAACCTTTGCACCGTTCTATAAAAATTTAAAAAAATCTTCCGAAAATATGTCTACAGAATTAAGAGAAAGAGTAAATTTCTTTGATTATATGGATGCAATAGAAAAGTTAAAGAATACATTCTATGCATATAACTCTAAAGACCATAAATTCGTAATACAAACTGATGAATTTACTGAAACTAATGGTATAGATTGCTTTAGAAGTAATTTATCTGATGTTCCATTAATGGGTGCAATAGTAAAAGCAAATACTAATTTTGTAAAAAATCATATGGGTAAATTAATCCTAACAGGTGCTGATCATTTAATATGTGGTAGTGTTGAAGCTTTCTTTAAAGATGAATTTGATCTTTGTTTCTTTGTGCACCCTAAAAAAAGGTATGTAAGAAACTCTGTAGTTTTAGTCAATTCAAATGAAAACAATAAAGATAGAATTGACAAGTTCTTTCAAACTAGAGAAGAATTTTATTACAAATCTACCGAGGAAGAAAAGAAATGGGGTGCTGATATGTATAGTATTAATAGAGCACTCGAAAGCAAAGGCTTAATTACAAAGTATTTTGAAAATAAAAATAATCACTTCTTTGATTATGATGGCCTAAAAGTAAAAATTATGGACTATGATGGTTCTGCATATGTAAAACCATTAGATGCTACTGGCCGTTTAGTTGTTAAAAGCTTAGATATAGTCATAGATGTCAAAGGTGGTGCTTATAGAAAAAGATTTTTTACTAAAGCATATGAAGAATTAATGAGAAGGAAACCTAAATGATACCAATTTTTATAGGATTTGATAAGAGAGAAGCAACAGCATACCACGTTTGCAGCAATTCAATTATAAGACTATCATCCAGTCCAATAAGTTTAAACCCACTTTCATTAAATCTTTTGAATGGTTATGAAGAAAAGCATACAGATGGAAGTAATCATTTTATATACAGTCGTTTTCTAATACCACATTTAATGGGTTACAAAGGGTGGGCTGTATTCTTAGATGGTGATATGATTCTCCGTGGGGATATTACAGAACTATGGAACATGCGAGATGAGTCGAAAGCCGCAATGGTGGTGAAACATGATTATAAAACACGAATGGCAGAGAAATATCTTGGTGCAAAAAATGAAAATTATCCTAGAAAAAATTGGTCAAGTGTGATATTATGGAACTGTGGACACGAATCAAACAAAGTAGTAACACCGGAGTTTGTTCAGAATGCAACAGGTGCACAAGTACATAGATTTTCTTGGTTAGATGATAGTTTAATAGGTGAACTTCCTATTGAATGGAACTGGTTACCAGATGAGTTCGGTGAAAATAAAAGTGCAAAATTGCTTCACTATACACTAGGCACCCCTTGTTTCCATGATTTTGCGACAACACCTATGGCAGATGAATGGCACAGAGAACGAATTTATATGGATTATAGTTTACAGAGAGGACTATGAAAGAACTATTTGAAGGTAAAACAATCTCTCTAGTTGGTAATGCTAAAAGTCTATTCAATACCAATTATGGAGCCGAAATAGACTCTTCGGAAGTTGTCTGTAGAATTAAACGGGGATTTTTCATGTTAAAACCAAGTGATGTAAAATCACATGGCCAAAGAACTGATGTTTGGTTTCTAAATTGGTTTAAAACAATGAACCCGAAAAAGGTCACAACAAAAACTTGTAATCATACTATAGAAATATTAAATAGCCCTTTAATAGATATAGAATGGCTAAAAAGTGATTTAGGTCACCACAGACCCTCAACCGGTTTGCGAATTTTACATTTAATTTCTCTTTATAATCCTAAAAAGGTTTGTGTATATGGATTTGATTGGAAAGCTACTCCATCTTTTCATGATACTAAGCTACACGACAATAGGCACGATTTTCAATTAGAAAATAAATATTGTGCAAATAAATTTTTTAATACTAATATTTTTGAGTTAAGAAAATGAAAGAATGGTTTGAAGGTAAAACAGTTGCCATTATCGGCAACGCAATGTCTCTCTTTGATAAAAATTATGGCAAAGAAATTGATTCACATGATGTAGTAGTAAGACTAAATAAAGCTGCAATGCTATATGATAGAATGGATGTTGAAAAAAGTCATGGTAAAAAGACAGATGTTTGGATATTTTGGAATACTAGTGAATACAAGAATCAATTTTCCAAATATCCAAAAGTAAAGAAAATGCACGCAGGCCACCAGGCAAGATTTGACGCAAATACAAAACAAACTGATTTTGTTTATCCAATGATACCAAATTATACAGAACTAAGAAAAAAATCAGGACAACATAATAATCCAACTACTGGTTTAATTGCATTAGATTGGATAATGAGTTCTAGCCCTGCATCTTTAGATATATATGGATTTGACTGGAAAGAAACTCCAACATATACAGATCCAAAACGAATTAAAGATAGAGGTTGTCCACACGATTTTGCTACAGAAAAGGCATATATTACTACAGAATTTTTATCATTATCAAATGTAAGATTAAGATCATAAATGTAAAGTTAATGCATTATAAATATTCACAATATTATCCCTCATATTAGAGTTTTAAATGGAAAAGAAATCAGTAAAAAAAATAAATCCTAAAGGCTTTGATCCAAAGAAATATATAGACATTGAGCCAACATTGAGTGACAGAACAATGTCTGAAGCTAAAAATAAATCAGTTGTATTGACCTTTGGAAGATTTTCACCCCCAACAGTAGGGCACGAAAAACTTGTAAATAAGATAAAAGATGTTGCTGTTTCTCGTAAAGCAGATCCTATGGTATTTACATCACATACATATGATAAGAAGAAAAATCCACTTACATATGATGAAAAGATAAACTTTCTTCAAACTGCGTTTGGGTCATTAGTTAAAAGGACAACTGCAAGAACAATTATTGAAGTAGCAAAAGAACTGTCTGGCAAATATGATACACTTATTGCTGTAGTAGGATCTGATCGAGTATTAGAATTTCAGACATTACTTGACAAATATAATGGCAAAGAATTTGACTTTAAAACTATAGATGTTGTCTCAGCAGGTGAAAGAGATCCTGATGCAGATGATGTTTCTGGAATGTCTGCTTCAAAATTAAGATCACTTGCAGTAGAAGGTGACTTTGAAACATTCAAGAAGGGACTTCCTTCTAAATTAAAATCACATGCCGAAGAAGTATATAAAGCAATTTTAAAGGGAATGAAATTAATGGAAGACTTTGAAGATGAAACCTTAGAAGAAAAGGTAACTCCTCTTACATTTATGCAAAGACTCAAGCGCTCGATGGTCATGAAACGATATCATGGTAAGATTGAAGCTGCAAGAAAGAGAGCACAAAAGAGAAGAGCATCACCAGAAAAAATCAAAGATCGGGCACAAAAGAAAGCACTAGCAATTCTTCGTGCTAAAATTTCAAAAACTAAATCGTATGGTGACATGTCATCTGCTGAAAAATTATCACTAGATCAAAGATTATCTAGAATACCACAGTCAGTTATTAATAGAATTGCAACCAAACAATTACCAATTGTACGCAAAGCAGAATCAGACCGTATAAGCGCGATGTCCAGATCTAAAACTGAAAGTGTTGATGATCAATTCGAGATATTTCTTGAAAATTTTATGCTGGAGTCCGCCAATCTAAATAAAGACTATCATGCCGGACTCTCAAAATCAACGATAGCAAAAAGACAAGCACATTTTAATAAAGGTGCCGCAATGGATGATAATAATCCTGCTGCATATAAACCAGCACCGGGTGATGCTCGTGCTAAAACAAAACCTTCTATGCACACAAAAAGATTTCACCAAATCTTTAATAAAGAAGGTACTGTCAAACACGACATGAGATTTAAGCGATATAAACCAAAAGTCAATATCTATGAATCAACCGAAGTATATTTTGAAGAATTAGATGATCTTATTAATTCAGTAGAAATGATATTCGAAGAACCAAAAGAGGGTTTAAAGAAAAAGGCAGAGAAAACTGGTATTTCATATGGTATTCTAAAGAAGGTATTTGATCGCGGGGTTGCTGCTTGGAGAACAGGTCACAGACCAGGAACAACTCCAGAACAATGGGGTTATGCCAGAGTCAATAGCTTTGCAACAAAAGGACCTGGAACCTGGGGCAAAGCTGACGCTGATCTAGCAGCAAAAGTTCGCAAAGAATCGGTAGAGGAAGATTGCTGGGACGGTTATAAACAAATCGGTCTAAAGAAAAAAGGTAATAGAATGGTTCCAAACTGTGTCCAAGAAGGTAATGCGCTGGATATGGTAAGGGCTTCTATATCGAGAGAAAAAGATGCTGATGCTGAAAAGCACAAGAATATGCTTGATAATGCTCGTAAGGTTGATTCAACCCGCCGTTCATTGAATACAGAATCATCTGAAATCATTAATAAGATTATTGCACGTGAGAAGAAGCATAGAGAGATGGCAAAAGCTCTTAAAGATTTCTCTGAACTTGTTAAAAATGCAGGTCCGGGTGATCACACGCATCATGCGGAAAAAGTAGTCAAGTCTCATAATATGGCAATGACTTCAGCCGATCTTGTAAAACTTTACCATAGAATTAAAAATGCAAAACATTATGAAAAGGCATATAGTAATGTTGATGCTTGGGAATCATTCAAGATAAACATTGACAAATCAAAAGCTACTAATAGAGAAGATGGTACTGATAGTCTTGTTAGAATACTAAAAAGTGATACACCAGGTGAATTAGATGAAATAAAATATGTTCCACCACTCAAGCACTCTAAGACTACTGTACCAGACTTTGTAGAACCAGCAACACCTGATATTTCAGCTCTAGTTTCAAAGCACAATCAGCACCACCTTGGTGTTGGTCTTAATCTAAAGCAAATGATACAACATGCTCTCAAAAGTAAAGATAC